TTAATCCAATATTTCAACTGCAAGTATATCTTCAAACTTTATGTACTGTATCTCGCCTTCTCTGTCTATTACTCTAATCTCTTTTTTAATCTGATCCAAATAATGAATGCGACCATGCACCTCACTTATAAAGCCAACTTCAAAAAATGTGATTTTCACTTCATCACTAAATTCCATTGCCACATGTATTTTATTTTCATTCTCTTCAATTTGGGAAATATCTAATATAGGTTTGTCAACTTTTCTTTGCTCTTCCGCAAGCTTATGCAAACCTGCTACATGTTCAGGCAGCATAATACGGCTTGATTCCCACATTAGATTGTATCCTGGGGTTAATTTGTTTTTCTTCACTTTATCACCTCATAACGAACTTTCGTTCTTATTATATACAAACGAATGTTCTTATAACAGAAGTAAATTGTGGTAAAATGTGAAAGGATTTGAAATAATAGATGGGATGAACTAAAGGGGGAAATGGATTGACTAGACGGTTATTATCATTATTTATAGCATTTACTATTTTTTTATTAGTGGGATGCGATGGTGCTATAGATACATCGAGCGTCCAGGATGAGAAACAAACAAATGAGAGTGAAAAACAAGTTGAAGAAAAGGCTGATATAAATTTAGAAAGCCTGAAGGTCCATTACATAGATGTCGGCCAAGCTGATGCAACACTGTTTGAATTTCAACACAAAGGTGAGAATTTTAATCTCCTGATTGACACTGGAAACTTTAACTCTTCAAATGCGTTAGATTATCTGCTTGACCATGGAGTTGATCATATCGATGCTGTGATGATCACACATCCGCATGCAGATCACGTTGGACAACTTGACAAAATTATTGAAAACATCACAGTCGATGAGGTTTGGATGTCTGGATATACCATTACCTCTCAAACCTTCGAGCGTGCTATGGAAGCTGCATTAAACAGCAATGCAACATATCACGAGCCGAGGGTGGGAGAAGTATATGATGTTGGTCCGCTTGCTATAGAGATATTAAACCCTGCAAAAATTGAAGGCAGCATCCATGAAAATTGTTTAGCTGTGAGGTTAACATATGGAGACGTGGCATTTATAGTGCCAGCGAAAGCAATCAATATGGGCATCCGCATCAAAGAGGAGGTGTTTTTCTAATACCACAACAAAAATTAATGATTGTCCCCGTTACGCTCCACCCAGATAGTAAAAGTTCATGCGGAAGTTTCCTTTTACAATGGCATAGAAGAGCATGTCATCCAAACTATCATGAAGGAGTTGAAGCATTTGTGAAACAAGATTATACAAGCGTAAAAAATATCTATATCATTTGTGGCAAGACTGATATGCGAAAAGGCATAGATAGATTGGCTACATTAATTCAAGATTCTTTTGAGCTCGATCCATATAGTGACTCCATTAACTCTCACGAACCAACAAAATCAAGAGCTGTCAAAAAAAATGAATCAATCGTTGAAGCAGAAACAGAACGAAGCGTTTACGCAGCAAATTCAACACTTAACAGAACTTTTATTTGGCTCCAAAACAGAGAAATCCAAATATTGCCCGATGGGCAAGGATCCTTATTAGAAGATAATCAGTCTTTTGATGATTCTGAGCATACAGAAGAACAAAGCCAACAGACGGTTCCTTATACTGTTATCCGTAAAGTTCATAAGAAAAAGAGAAATGACTCATTACGTGATGGTGTGGAAGCAGAAAAGATTCACCATCATCCGGACAATACTATTTGTGACTGTTGCCAATATCAATTGATTGAAATCGGTGGTACAGTTGTCCGTGAAGAAGCCAATTGTAGATAAATTCCTTCACTGGGTCGATACGTCCCTTTCTTCAGTAAAAACGCCCTTGCGAAAGCAGCGGAATATACACTGAACAGGGCGAATGGATTAAAAGCGTTTTTACATGATGGACGTATTGAAATTGACAATAATCCAGCCGAAAATGCGATTCGTCCTAATGTGATCGGGAGGAAAAATTGGCTTTTTTCTGTCAGCGAAGCTGGTGCAAAGGCAATTTGCTTGAGCATCGCTGAAACAGCCAAAAGTAACGGCGTAGATTTCTACGCATACCTTAAGAAACTGTTTGAGGATCTATCGAATCTAGGAATTTATCTAAATCCTGAAATTTTAGATCAATACATGCCCTGATCAAAAATGATTCAGGAAGAATGTGCAAATAAATGGAGTAGTAGCCGTAAAACGACTAAAGAAATCAAAATTTACGGATATTTGTGATGCGTACCCGAAAGGTACGCATATTTTTTATAAGTCGGGCTTACTAATAATATTTATTTAGCAATTGGTTCACATGTGATGTGGTACAACAAGTGTTTGTGTTTCTTCCTGAATGATTTCTTCATTAGTTGTATTTTTAAATAGGATACTAGAAACTAAAACAAAAAGAATTAGGATACAAATTAAAATGACAATCGCAATTAATATTTTTTTTAGCATCATTACCTTAACCCCTCATTGTATTAGACGCATTTTTAGGATTCAAAAGAACTACGTTTTTCTGTAATAATAATATTTATTACAAATGATACAATTAAAGTAAATAATACCACACATACAGATGTTATAAGGGTAGTACCATCTTTACCGCTTTCTATAGATAATACACCATAAAAATCATAAATTCGATTTCCTAGGTAGTGAAGAGAGTTTTTTAAATCAAAAACTACAAAACTAGGTAGAAAAAACATATAAATAGCAATTAAGATAAAACCTATATAAATATTTTTAAACATTATTCCTAAAGTATAGCCTATTGTCATAAAAATTACAGAAATGACATAAGCGAAAAAAAATCTTAAAAGTAGAGTTGAGTTCGGTTCTGCATTTGATAAGCTTGATTGGAATTCCGAAATTGGAATTGCCTCAGAAATTTTGTAATAAAAAAAGTAGTTTATGAGGAAAGCTATTATTAGCGCTATACTTAAAATAAATAAGCCACTAACCATTAATGAAGCTTGTTTTACTATACCAAAACCAAATTTACTTTCCCTAACCGTCTTGAGTTTAATGGTTTTGTATTTAAAATCAAATATTGCAATCAATAAACCTATAGTCCCAAAGACAATAGGGAAATACAAAAAGGCTGATTCTAAAAACTGTGTTAATGCATATTTAGGGCTTGCGGTATAAACATATGTGCTGACCATTTCTTTTTCATAAAGAATCGGATTTTCAACTACATCTTGATTTCCATCATAATTAAGTTCATATTCTCCTTCTAAGTCTTTTTCTATATCTAAATTGTTTTCCTTATAGAAATTTTCAGTATGTAAGAAGCTGTTGTACGCACTCATAGCTACAGAATAGTTTGTATATGAGACAAGGACAAATAATGAAACAAGAAATAATATGATGTAAAAATATGTTTTTGAGTATATCCCATACAGTATCTCTTGCTTAAACAATTGACTCATCATAAATATCCTCCAACTTTAAATCGCTATGTTGAAAATCCTCTACCAATAATGAAATATCTTTACTTTTAAATATAAAAACATCATCTATTATTTCATTATAAAAACTAAACTGATGCCCCGTTAACAGAACTGTTGTATGCTTTGCCCAATGCTTAATAAGCTTTTGAATATATCTTATCATTTCATAGTCCAATCCATTAGAGATTTCATCCATTATTAAATATTTAGGCTCTAATATCTCAACAAGGGCTAGTGCCAATTTTTTCTTTTGACCATAAGAATAGTGCTTCACTTTATTTTTTAGCAAATCAGAACCCAAAAACTTTGACGCAATTTCTTTTATTTCCTTCTTTGGCTTTTTGTTTTCGGAAAAAATCATAAGATTTTTAAACCCAGTTAAATTTGTGTAAAAAGGACAATCATCCCAAAGGACTAAGATTTCTTTTCTTACGCTATTTATTTTTTCCCCACTGAAAAGAAAATCGCCTTGAAATTGTTCCATACCCATCATACACTTTATTAATGTCGTTTTCCCATGGCCATTTGGCCCCATAAGAAAGGAAATTTTATTGTTCTGGATATCAAAACTGGAGTTTTTAATAATAACATTTTCGCCATATTTCTTAGATATATTTTTACATTCTATCATTTCTTCACCCCTTAATTATGTGATCTCACTTGCTAGATTTTACAAGTGAGATCACGATAAGACTCATTAACTAAATTAAATATCCCATTCAAAATCAGCATCACCAGTTGAATAACCAATGATACGGTCAGTAATTGTTCGGGTGAATCCTAAAGTTACCCCGCCTATTTGTGCACCCGCTAGAAATTCATTTTTGTAATTCCATGCATGTTGTGTAGATGAGCTTAAAGAAGTTACTTTTGATGCCCCCTTATTTCTAACGAAGAAGCCACTTTGATCTTGATATCCATCTGAAGCTGTCACCCTACCTGAATCAACTTTCCATATTAATTTACTTTCACTCCAGGCTAGATTCTTTACACCTCTTTCACTTGCTTTAACATAAGCAGTAGCTGCAGAGGCAGAAGTAGCAAACGAGAATGCCATCATCACCGACAATACTCCAAGAACAAACTTTCCTTTCATCTTGGTTTCCCTCCTTTTTTTGATATTTTAATAGATAAGTATACTTACAACCCAATTATAACATTTTAATATCTCAATACATTTATAATTTTTAGACAAATTCCGTCAAAAAACGATCCTAAATTCCTTTACTTTGAAGTGATTTTTCTACCCATAGACATATATTGTAAAATATATGTCGAATTACTTATTTTTTTGTAAAATGATTCTATCAAGTCTATTTGAATGATTAGCTATGAATATTCATCATTATTTGGTGATATCCGAACGATAACCTAAGTTATAATCCGAGAATTAGTAAAGGGAGAAGTCCTTTTATTAAAAAAATTGACCTCTTGGCACAATTTAGTAAACTAAAGAGGTAATACTTTTATTTTATATTTTTTAACTACCTTTTTAGGTCGTTTGGTGAACAAGTAATTAATGCGGTCTTTGGACTAAATGGAAATCATACTACCAGTATGTCTAAATTCCTATTATTCCGGGAGCGCTTTTTTGCATCGTTAAAGAGAATAAAGGAATTAACAATTTGATGTATGCTCAAACACTTCATCAACAGTCACTTCATCTGTGAATATGTCTTTTGTACTTGCTATAAACTCAGCTTCAGTTGTAATTGCGTCTTTGCGTTTTTTAAATCCTCGTTTAAGTTTTTGTTTACTTCTTCCGTACATATCTTTGTATCGTACTTTGAAGTACCCCACGTTGGTAAAATCGCTTAACTGCATAATCTCCACCGTTACTATAAACAACGATGTCAATTCTTATGAGAATGGGGTGCTCAATTACATCCCTTAAATTTTTGACTTTATTTCATATACGTGTGGAAGAATGTTTCTTCGTAGCCGATTCACCACTATAGCCATCTCCTGCCTCGTTATGTTATCTTGCGGACGTGTACCGTCAAAGTATCCGTTAGCGACAGCTTCGTCCCAATCTTTCTTTGCCCATGCGGACGGTTGTGATTTGTCCACTTTTAGTTCCTCCTTTGCTTTTAATTTATCAGAGATTCGCTTCTTAAATTCTTCCCACCGTCCTTCAGCTAAAATGCGATGAGGACAGTATTTCCCGTTCCAGTCTTGGTGTTTTTTAACACGATCGATACCCCATCCACGCTCCTTTAATAGCTGAGTAATCAGCAAGACTGCGTTTTCTTCCGCCTTTTTATATCGTTCTCCACCTGATTTCGAGTAGCAAATCTCAATTCCTATCGACTTTCTATTGCCGTTTCCATTCCCATCGCCGCAATGCCATGCGTTCCTATTCAACGGTAGCCCTTGAATAATCTCATTATCGTCAACAGCAAAATGGAAAGATACCTGGTTGCTGTTACGCTGCATGTAGCTGATCTCATTGACAGCTGGTGCAGAATTGGCCGTATTGTGGACGGTGATATATTCGGCATTCATAGTGTTAGGACATTTAATACTATATTTACTTGGATCGATTAACTGCTGCTTAATGGTAACCATATAATCCACCCTTTCCGTTATTTGATCATATTTGGTTAAATTGTATTTCTCGATCACATTCACTACTTTAGTGACGTATGCGGGATCGGTAGCATAGCCAGCAGCATGTACAGCTTGAACAGCTTTCCGATAGTCTTTTTCACCAACGACTGCTCGGTATAAATCCCGATTCCATGACACACCGTTTACGTATTTGTTTACTAAAGCCTCGATACTTTCACGCCAGCTTGGATATTTACAGAATGCAGCACTTACGTTGATTTTTTCTCCATTAACAAATTCTGTCGTTAAAATCGTGATAGACTCGCCATTATATGCTCCTTTAATCCCGAACAAGTTATTTCCTTTTTGAGCTAGTTCTGATTTGCCAGAAGCACTTTCAAGTATCGCCTGCCCAATAATCAGCGAGGGGAGAATATCATTCTCTATTCCGATTTCCTGTGCATGGGGGGCGATCTCATCTACGAAACTCATTTTCTATCATTCTCCTTTCTAAAAAGAAAAAAGAGCAACAATTATTTCTGCTGCTCTTTCCCTATTAGATTTTTACTGCCACTATATAACCCTGTTGCCGACAACCCTAGCATCAGTCCAACAATAATACCTTCCTTTAGCTCTGCATCAAGATAGAAAATACCGATTAATAACCCGAATACTACCGCAACAAATGGCGAATATTTAGGTTTCAACCCACCAATTTTAAACAATTCCACTAATGCTAATATAAGTGGGATAATTGCTACATCGTAAATTTCAAACATGTTTCATCTACCCTTCCAAAGTAATGTTATATTATGACGTAAAAAAGAACCGATCACCTTGGAGGTAACCGACTCTTGATGTCGTCTAATTTTTCGATTACGATGTCGTACCGTTTCGCAAATTCATTAAGTGTGTCGTAAAGCTGGTCTTCGCGCTCCTTGTTGCGCTTTTGTGTGTGGATAAGCATCCATACGAACAGGGCAGCGAAAGGTCCTTGTGTTAAAAAATATTGCAGCATATCTTCCATAAGATCACCCTACCTATAACGAAAATAAGGAGCCAAACGGCTCCATAAAAAATACACCTATAAAGGTGTTTGTTTACTGCACATCATCGTTCTGATGCGTCAAAATGCTATCACATTCATCTTGTGTTAATATACCAAGATTTCTAGCCTTTTCGATTTCTTTTGATGTTCGCAATTTACGATCGAATAGCATCTTCCAAATATAATAATTGAAACTAAGCATCCTTATCACTCCCCATTTGTAAGTCAGTTATTGCTAATGCTAGATTCATGATTGTTTGTTCTTGCTCCGCCATCTTTATTTGCGCTTCAGAAAGAGCCAGCATCAGCTGTTCTTCTTTAGTTAATTCTCTTTCGATTTCTTCAGGATTCCCCTCATCGTTAATAAGTTTAAAGAAGGAAAAGTCTTTGACACCACGAAAAGCAAAAACTTCACTCTCGCCATTGTAGCCTATGATTGAATCTGCATTTTTTATGATGCGTTCTGCTTTTAATTCTTCTCCATCATATTTTAACGTCTTCATCTTATTAAACCTCCATCTGTAACGACTTCATTCGTGTTACTCCCTGTAGGTTGAGAACCAGATTTAACTATTACACTTCCGGACATCGCGTAAAGTGCATAAATACCTGAACCAGTATTATCTTTTGATAGCACCAACGAATTAGATCTACATAAAATACAGGATGCTCCTCCCTTACCAATTGACTTAAAATTTATTTTTTCTAATGTAACAATAGATCTATTGGCTTCAATATATCCATTTCCGTATCTGCCATCCGTGGGAGAAATAATATTTACATTAGAAATTCTTATTCCGTATGAATCATCAATATCTACATGGAATAAATCTTCTTTTTCAATTTCTAAATTATAAACATTAATATTATTGCATCCTCTTATTCTTAACTTTCCAAGTAAACGAGAATTTTCAACTCCCAAGAGAGAAAAACTACTTATAACTGAATTAATATTATTAATATCAATAACCCCACGATATTCACCTATTACTCTTACTTGTGTTGATTTGATTGTAAAGATAGGTATCATACTATGCGTTTTCTCCCATGTTTTAAATGCAGTAGCTTCTGATAGACCATCGTTATCATCATTACCATTTTCCTGATCCAAATAGTAAGTAGCAGACCTGGTCGAAAAATACGGCCTTTCCCCAAACTGCATCTTCGCATAATTTTCCTTATGTGCAGCAACTTCTTCCTGCAGCAGCCCGAACTCCTGGCCTACGCCTTGCTGCAGTTGTTCGATTTGTTCGTGAGCTTCGCCTATTCCGCTTTCGATTCGGTTCATGTCTTGCTCAGTCACAATATCATCGTATTTCCAATTTGTTTTAGGTTTGTAACTCACTTAATTCCCTCCTTTATTTTTATGGTATGGCCAACTATGGTGTCCCCACTGATGGGAATATAAACTTCATTTATGCTAACTGCATATCCGTCTTCCTTTCGCAGTTCGACACTTTTGACTGCATCAACAAGTCCATTTGGTATCTTGTATTCAAGCTTAACTGTTGTTTTATCAACTTCTTTGATAACAAAATCGAAAATGTCATACGTCTTATTGAGAACCACTTTGTTAATGTTATCTTTTGTATATTCAGCTACTTCATTTAAGTAAACTGGATCAATCATACTTCAGCCTCCTGTTCAACAAATGCTGTACGGCCTAATCTCCAACCAGTTGATAGTTTTGTAGAACGCTTTAAAGGTGCTCTATGGATTATTTCTTTCTCCCCAAGTTGCATAAATGGTGTTTTTCCTAGTCGCCATTGAGTAGACAATCTTGTCATACGAGTCAGTGGCACTTTGTACATTTCTTCCTCGAAGACAATTCCGTCACATAAAGAAGTTTTTTGGAAATACACTACATTCGCTGGTTTGGTGCTGTGGATCGTATGTTGAATCTCCTTAAATACCGATGCATTATCCACACTTGCGGTAACAGTTAAAACGAGATTCAACCAGTCAATATCAGCTGTAACACGTCCTTCACCAACTAGATAGTCTAATCGATTACGTAAAAAACGAATTGTGAAAGGTGGAGTCGTAGAATATCTACTTATTATCCTTTTTTTTCGAAAGTCTAACGTTTCGATTGTTGGATCAGCAACGATGTTAAGTATTTTCTCGTGTCTTTTAACCCCATATTCGTCTGATGTCATTACAAATTGATTATTGAATGCACGTTCAATTGCTTCTTCAACATTAGCAAACTCAATATCTTCAGCTTTTGTTATTTCGATAAAATCGATAATGTCGTGATAATAAGTCGGTAGGTTACTCATAACTGGATCAGCCATTAATAACCACCTGCCCTTGTGTTGGTATCTCTTCCGCGTCCAAATCTATGTTTTCAGAGACACCATTTAGTTTGGTATCCTTGACATCTACAACGCCCGGCACAGTTAAAATACGAGCATCAATTTGAGCCATGCGAACGGTTATATTGTCTTCGTCCTTCCATGTTCGGCGCAACATAGAAAAATATAAAGATACAGCATTTTCTATATCATCTTGAACTTGTCCGATTGTAGTTCCTGCTGCTAGAATAACGGTTGTTTCAACATTAACGGTCACATCCTTCGCCCCCATTATGGTAACGTGATGCCCAACAGGAGCTAAACCTAATCCTTTTCCTTGATTAACTTCTGGATCCATAATTGTTTGGACCTCATCAACTAATTCAGGAGATGGAGGACTAAAATCACTTGCAATTATCGTACATTTTACCGTTCCACCACCTCGCCAAGTCGGAAATACCTTAACACCACCAACACCAGCAATTGCGTTAATCTTTTGCTTATAATCGGCAATATTTCCGCCAAACGGCTTTTCGTTGACTGCTTCAAAAAAACGAAGCCTTAAAGCTTCGTCATCCTCTTCATCTTCGCCTGGAATAAGAACGTCCGCCAGCTCCGCTCGTGATAATCCTTCGACATAGTCAATAGGGAGTAATGTTCCAAATTGTTCATTTCCTACAACCCCTGTTACTTCACATTCAAGTGCATATTGACCTTTTTCTATCCTACTAAGAACAATATAATTTAAATCTCCAATAGAAAATCGTGTACCAATAGGAACATCAACTGGTTTACCTTCGTTATTAAAAAATAATCCTTTCCTTCGTGCCTTACTTGCTCCATAACGATTAACACCATGTTCCGCCGTTCTGCGACTTAAATATTCGCCGGACGATGTATCTGCGAAACTTAGACGGTCATTAATCGTTAGGTCCGCATACAATTGGGCAAAAATCACAGCTGCAGCAGCAGAAGAACTATAAACTAAGCTCCCTTCTCTCTTATCCACATCATTTCTAATGTAGTCCAGCATTTGTTCTAATAAAGATTCGAAAGTTTTATGTTCATACATTTCTCTTCACCTCAAGCATATCCTCGAAGCTCCCATATTCCGTTACAACTGTAAATCGCACAAGTACATCGCCTTCACTAAATGTAAACTTAAACCCTTCTACACTTGTAATTCTATCGTCCTGCAGTAATGCTTCAGTTACACGCCTTTTTAATTCGGATTGAATAAACAATCTATTAGTTCCGATTAAACTATCTAATTCAGCACCAAAGTTATCTGTAAATATAAGGTACTGAAATCTTTCAGTGTGTAGGGTGATGAAAACAGTTTGCTTGATAGCATCAAGATCATCTGTCATCCCGATAACACGATTTTTATTAAAATCAATCTTGTAAGTTAGGCTAGGTTGTTTTTCAATTTTAATCCTTTGTTCTTCTAATGAGCCTCCTTCTGGAATAATCAATCCTTCTCCACCTCATCTAAAATCAAAAATTGATTTCCGCCCTGAACACGAATTAAACTATATTTTTCCCCTAATTCAAAATGTCCTGCGAAGCGTTTCGGAACAATTAAAAAATCCCTTGAAAGTGGTAATCTTTGTTCGACTAACACTTCCAAAGGATTTAGTTTTGTTACTGTTCCAAACATAACAGCGACTGGTTGGCTAGCTTCAACAGCCCCCACTCCTGCGCGTTTAATAATATCAAGCATTCCCATCATATCACCTTCAAACTTAGCGTCATTGTGTGGTCATCACCATTAAATTCATGAGTACATTCATCCACAAGAAAATAGGAGTTAATCTTCTTTTTTTCAATGATTACTGGAACGAAATAACCGGCACGTATTCTTATGTCACCAATTGCTTTTATGCTCATTGTCTTTTGCTCTCTATTTTTATGTTCAAGGAGTCGTTTCATCATATCGTTTATTTGAGCAGCATTAAGTTTCTCATTTGCTTTCTGGAAGTACTGCAAACGTCCCCATTTTGCAATAGTTTTGCTGTCCTGTGTAATATATACATCACGTTTTTTTGTTTCTTTATTGTCTTGGACTATCTTTATACGATTATATGTGTCACTATCAATCGACAGTTTGTAATCAAAATCAGTCATTAAACTATCATCACCAATGACAAAATCAGACACCATGTCTTTAATATTTCGTACTGTTAACTGTCCAAAATCATCAAAAAGAACATAGTTTTGAGTTGTAGCAATAAGTGTAGCGTCAAGTGCTTTACAGATGATGTCCATCAATGACTGATCATCCTCAACGAGTGTCGGTATATTATATTTTGTGTCCTCAAGCTTACTCGTTTTAAGGTTTAAATCACTGGCGATTTTTTGGATGACTTGTGTTGCTGTAACGTTTTTAAATACATACGTGTCTTTGTTCATGAGATAGCGCGTTTGATCATATGCGGTAATTTTTACTGCTTCATCTTTTCCTCCATCAATCGTAAAGATATATCCATAGAAAACATTTGTACCTTTATATTTAACGCGGACAATATCACCATTTTTTATGGTGAACCAAGGGTCCTGATAGATGCTTGCATCAATATAATTAAATTCAATACTAGCAGCCTTACCTATTCTAGTAGTCTTCCAAGTTAGATCACTAACAACTTCCGTCATGTTCCACACAGTACCATTCTTATTATCAACCAGTATTTCCATATCCCTCATGATGCGGCTCCAGGTAGTTTTAATTCTAGTCCAATTGGTAGCTTTTTAAGATCAGAATCTTTCAAGTTATTTAGCTCCTGGATTTCTTTTGCCCTAGAACCATCACCCAAGTGCTTCTGTGCCACTTTCCAAAGATTATCACCTGCTGCTAGTGTGTAAGTCTTAGGTTGCTGCTTATCGTTAGGGCGTGTTTTATCCTGCACTTTCATTGTTTTTGCTGCTCCATTACTATTCCCCTCAACCTTCACCTTCTTTGCCGAATAGAAAATATACTTCTTAAGGGCAAGAGAATATTCGATGTCTCCACTCGTTCCAGCCGTTTCCTTCCAAGTAAAGTTTTCGATGCTGGCAGCAATGTTAATATCAAACGTTTCTCCAGTGTAAACAAATCGGATAGGACGTTTAGTCGCTCTCCATTTGTTTATTAGACTTACATACCGCATCGGTTCTAAAAGTGTCGGAGCTACAACAAAATGATAAGGCATTGCTGGAAAAAAACTTTCAAATCTAACCTCGGTTAAGTTTGGACTCTTAATAACATTGATCTGTCCAAGGCCAGTGATGTCATATGTGTTTCCGTTTCCTTCCTCACTAATTTCGACCTCAGGAGGATTGACGGGTATTTGGAATCCTTCCTCCTGATTGTTAAAACTTAACCAAATACCGTAGTTATTCATCACGAATACACCCCTTTCAATTAAAAAGCTCTTGGTCTACCTTAAATGGAGAATATCCTTTGTCTTTTAAGAATAATTGGAAGCTTTTAAGAAACTCTGAGTACTTATCAGGTGAAAAATTTTCACTTATAAAAGACAATTTTAAATTCATTCCGTTATTCCATTTATCTTGTATACCACTATCCTTTATTTCATAAGACGTGAGAATAACTTGAAAGTCTGGTTCACGAAAATCATTTACATTAGATAAAGCCGCTGAATTCTCAGTGGCTTTATTTTTAAGGTTAGCGTCTATTTTTAACACTCCCTTTCTTTTTTAGCTATAAACCCCTTTAGCCGCACTTGCTATTTCTTCCTCCAAAGACTTTTCTATTCTCCTGATGATTGTGTCGATGTCGTATCCATTGTTAATGTCCCCAGTGTTGACTTCCACTGTTGGCGTTAAGGTAACAAAGTTTTGAATGCTTTTCATTTCTGCAAGATCGCGCATGACTTTTAGGTCTTCACTAGAAATATCCACTGTGTCATCGATTTTACCTACTCTGTCGACTTTGCCGATGTTGGGTTTATTGCCATGTTTGCCTTTATTTCCTTTCTCTTTACCCAATCCTAGTGGATCGAGCATATCACTTCCGAATTCAGGCATATCATAATCAGGCTTAGGACTTTTAGTCTTATCAAGTGCACCAGTGGCAATATCCTTTCCTTTTTTAAATGCGTCATAAATATTTTTTTCTTCCATTCTATATTTGCTAAAATCTTTAACTTTTTTATCACTTTTTGGTGCAGTCGCATCTAAAGCGTTGGATACCTTCTTAAAAGTATTGCTAATTTTATTTTGTTTTAAGTCACTTACCCTAATACCGATTTCAGGAATATTGAATCCAGGTATATGGTTCATAGCTTTTATCAACATATTTATACCAATAATAACACCGTCTATAGCTGCTAAAACTGTTTTAGAAAATGCATTAGCAAAATTCTCTGCGCTTAATGCCATATTGTACATCCTATCAACAAAAAATTTAGCCATATCGTGAGCTAACTTTTTAACTGCATATGTTGGGTCTATGAAAACATTCGCGATAAATTCTGCAAGTGCTAACATTGCATTCCAGGTTATTGCAATTCCGTTGTATATCAAAGCAAAAAGAGAAGCGAATAAACCTCCAACAAATCCTGTTATTTGTTCGGTTTTAAGACCAAATGCATTCAATACCCAAATAACTGTTGTGATTGCACCTGCAACTAAAAGAATTGGCCAAGTAACTCCAAGCCAAGCTGCTGCAACTGATACCGCTGGTGCCACCATTGCCCACATTTTAGAAACAATTATTCCTAGTTTTATAATTATTAAAGGAAGTAGGACTGTTGCTAAACCTATTAAGATTGGCTCTAAAATAGGCCATAATTTTCCAACAGCGTTTACTATCATTCCTATAATATTAACGATTTTCAACATAATAGGAAGAACGATTTGTAGCGATTTTATCGTATAACCAAAAACACCACCGAACACATCTACCCATGGACCTAAGGCTTCTGGCATTTTTTTTATTATATCAATTAACTTGTATACCCCATCGGTAATTTTGGGCATGTGCTTTTTTGTAATTTCAGCCCCGGCGTTTCTCCATGCAGAGCGCAATGAATCAATCGCACCTGACCAATTTCCTTTACTAGCCTTCATTAGCCCACCAAACTTCGCGGTTGCTCCTTCTAATCCATCAGTACCATTTTTAATACCATCTACTAGCCAAGCTATTGCAGTGTTAGCTCCAATTACACCTTTTTGAATTTGTTTTTCCATTTCTTCAGCTGTTACCCCGGCCTGATTAGCAAGCATTCTTAACGCAGGAATACCATGATCATGGAATCTGTTTACGTCTCCCAACGAGAGTCTGCCGGAAACTTGAATGGATCCGAATACATTAGCGATATCCATGAGTTTTTGTGCACCACCACCCATACCTTTTGTGGCGTCACCAATAGCTTGTAGTACTGGAAGTGTGTTTTTTGCTTCCATCCCAAAAGATACCATGTTACGTCCAGCAGTAAGTAAATCAGGATAAGAAAAAGGAGTTGTCTTAGCGAAATCCAGCATATCATCCATGTACTTTTGTGCTTTTTTGGCATCACCAAAAAAAGTATTAAAAGCAACAGACGAATCTTGTCTAAATGCATGGAAATTGACACCTGTGGATATTAAATCTGACATAGTATCCTTAACAGCCCTAAATCCTGAATACGTAGCTGCTACAGCTAGTAATTTTTTACCTATGTTTGATGCGAGTTCTGCTCCCTTGTTAAATTGATTATTAAGTTTTTTTTGTTCTTTTTCCGCGCTACTGATAGATTGAGTCATTTTGTTAATTTCAGCATTAGCTTGTGCTATTTTTTGTCTAGCAACATCAAACTGTTTACCTATATTATTATTTCTATCTACTGATCTATGTAGACTTTCCATAGATGATAGCATTATATTCATTGACTGTGTGATGTTTTTAAGTGGACCAGAAAAAGAGTCAAACATTTTTAGAGTTGATGTAACGGTTGCCAATGGCCAACCTCCTTTCATTGAAATTAAAAAACACCCTCATATAGAGAGTGTTAATAGAGTTAAATAATGTTATAATATTAACTTGTACAATAGAATCGGCTCTAAGGGCGGTCTGTGGCTCATCCCCGAAAGAAAGGGGGTGATGCCGATGACAACATTTGAAGCGTTGATGCTCATGCTCACGTTTGGGTTACTTATTGTAGCTTTGTTGTCACAAGACAAAAAGAAATAGACCGCCCTTGACTAGGTCTACGGTCTATTTCAGTAGGTCTTAATGAGCCACTCCGCTTTTTGGAGACGTCTATTTGTACATAACCGTGGGTGTTGGTAGCACCTGCGGTCTTTTTTATTCTATGCTTATTTTCATTATACTATAACATTCTGAACAAGAAAAGATAATCACACTCTCATACCGCAGTTACAAATCACTGTGATAAAGATGGGGTTATAACTTATAACGTCATCGATAGGTTAGGCAGAAATCAACAAAAGAAGTTCCTTTTTCAAGTTAGCCTCGCTTTTTATTTCAATCCGCACATTCATACAGGATACAGCACAATTTTTGATAAAATAACTTTTTCCTTTAGTTCGATATAGAGAAATATCCCTAGAAATTCATGTTCACTTCACATTCGCACTTGAAAAAATAGACCTCCCTTGAGCCTCAGAAACTTATGGAGATGGTCTATTCTTTTTACCATATAAGCCTCTCTTGATAGGAAAGTCTATTGTACTTAACAGTTTATCAAAGATAATCACCCCTTTCAAATAAAAACACCCTTGTTAGGGTGTTTAATCTAGTGAAATCCTTGCTTCCGTTACTTTACCGAAAGCTAACATAGTTTCATGCCACTTTCTATTCAGTTGAGCTATTTTCTCTAAAGTCTCATCATCCCTTCCTTGTAACTCGTCAGCAAAAGCATTAAATAATCTCGCCTTCTCATTCCATACTTCCCAAAAGTTATTACGAATTTGTGCACTATCCATAGTTTCTCCTCCCTGAAATTGGAGGCAATACCCACTTTTAAAATGATGTCAATTAGGTTATAATGTATGTACTTAATTCGTGGGGTATTGCCCCTTTATTCGACCACTACTTAAGCTGCAACTTAAATAGTGGTTTTTTTATTTAATTTTAATAGATACAAATTTCCCTTTTTATTCTCCTCATAAACCACTAGATCACATTCTCCTTTGCAAGGAATTTATTTACGAAGTAAATTTGCCCCTTCCCAGTAATCTTTGGAGTTCTGGTTTTCTTCATTTCTCCATTATTTCCTGTTCTCAATCCATGCTTAATTTCTATTAATCTCAAATCAAGGCTCCTTTGAGTCGGCATATTCCACATATCACCTTTACGTTTACAAAGATAACCATTATCTCTAAGCCAACTGAACAACCTCTTCTCTCCTATATCAACACCCTTTTGCTTCAATACAGCAGCTAAATCTTTCACTAATACTGTATCTCTAGAAACAGTTACAGCTTCCGCATAAATCACTTTAGGTCTTTGAATTTCTAATGTTTTGAGCGCCTTTTCTTTTTCTTCTCGTTCTACTTTTATTTGATTAGCAAGATGAATAATTGTATCTGGGTTAAGCAGAACTTCCTCCACTTTATCTGGAGTAAGATATGCACCATGTTTTTGAATTGATGGAAGCATGTCCTCGTATAACCAATCTTGAAACGGTTCAGCTTTAGGTTTCTCAGATTTACCAAATACACGATTCAGTGCTAAGTTTGTAATAAAAGCTTCTCCTGTATTGTGTAATTTTCTAATTCGGCGATTCACCGAAATAGAAAGATCGCTATTTCTAACAATGAATACCTGACCTTCTTTACAAAATTTTGTTACTTCTTCTGTTCTTGCATATTCAAGAGCCTTCGAAACACTCTTTGCCAAAATAAGAAAGTCCCCATGAAAGTCAAATTTTAAGTCATTTTTAGTCAAAATTAACACTTCATACTGTCCTTCAAAAAGCATTAAATTATTCATTCATACCCCTCCTAAGCAATATTTTCACTTTTTTCATATTCCAATATCTCTCCAACACCACACTCCAAATAGGAACACAATTTACTGAGCGTTTCAAATTTAACCCCTTTTCCACTTTCATGAAACAAAGAACTAAGTGTAGCGCGTGAAAGCCCTGTGTCTCTTGATACATCAGAAATATTTATTCTTTTTTTTGCTAATAAGATTGGTAGATTAGATTTAATCACATTTTCACCTCCATGAATATCATTTTGCTACTATGTCATAGCAATTTACAACTATATATTAGCTTTATATGTTTTCTTTGTCAACCTCATTTTGTTGTTACAATGTATAAAATTGCTTATACTTGATATCATAATGACTAATAAAGAGGTGACACATTTTGATTAAATGCAATTTAGCAGTCTTAATGGCCGAAAGAGGATTGAATATAACTAAACTTTCAAAAGACACCGGAATATCAAGAAATGCATTAAGTTCCTTATACCATAACACCGGAAAAGGAATTCAATACGATACCTTAGATACATTATGCGACTATTTCGATGTGCCGGTAGAAAGATTGCTTACTCACTTAAAAGTACTTTTTTCATGTAAAACTTCAGAATGGATTGAAAAAGATCATCATTTAGAAATTGATGGGGAACTGTTGATTTATGATCAACCTATACCATGTCGTCTCGAAATATATATTCTAGAAAAAGATATACTTAAAGAAGGCATCGATGAATTTACTTCTTTATGTATAAGTGTAAATCTTTATAGAGAAGCTGCTCATTTTCCTACAGTACTACCAGAAGAACAATTAAAAGCTCTTATTTTTGATAATATTTTCGAAATCCTTGCTAATACTTATAATGATCTTGTAGTTTTATCTATTAACCTTAACCAAAAATTCATTTAAAGGTTGTTGTTGGAGTTTACATACTCATAATAAGTTCTAAAGATAAAAACCAAAAAGGACAGACGGGTAGCACTCGATAGAGCGGTGCTTCCGCAGCTGTCCTTATTCTGAATATATTAATTTATTTTAAATATACATATCATTACATCTCTTGTCAACCGTTTTCTTTCTTTTGAAATAGATTATTGAGACTAATTAACGAATTTTTATTTTAACAATTTCTTTGCCTTCTCCAATGAATACATCTATACTTTCTGACGCTTCAACCACATTATCTGGCATTTCAATTACGACGAATCCGTTGCCAGTTGCTAGTGGCTGCACATTTTGGGCACTCAAATCACTTGTTAAAAGAGTAGTTAACTTTTCATATTCATACTTCTCATTGTACATAGCTTTTATTTGCGTTCCACCTATTGTATCGGTGAATGAATCAGCTTTAGTTCCTTTATTAGTGACAGTAAATCTTAAAACTAAGAATTTATTTCCTTCATCAGCTGATGACTCAAACATATCGCTACTTACTGTTTGGTTAAACTCAAAAGAATCTAGTTTGACTTCCCAATCCTTATAATTAAATACTTCTCCAACATTTGCAATTATTGTTTCTTGGACAGTTTCTGATTCCTCTTCTTCCGTTTCAACTTCATCTTTTTTTGTAGCGTTTTCTTTTACTTTTTCCTTCTCATTACTTTTTTCAACCCCAGATGCTTCTTCACCTGCATTACCACAACCTACTAATGAGAAACAAAGTAAAAATATTAGCCCTATAATTGTAAGTTTCTTCAACATGAATCCCCCTTTTTTGATTTTTTATACAACTCTTATTCTACCAAAAAAGGGAATGCAATAAGGCTATTTACTCAGTTTAGCCATTTCCTTTTTCTCTTTCTCTATATACATATCGATAACAGTCATTACGAACGCTTTTTCTTTTCGAGGAAGAGACAGGAATTCACTTGGCCACTTCTGAAACTTGTGGAGGGAGTAGTATGCATAGTTCGCCTCGCTATCTCCCTCCTCAATTAGTTTTTTGCTTCATCTTTCAGATCTTCCATGTCCTTGTCATATCCGTTTATCTCTTTAACCTTTTCGGCAAGCTCCCCGTATTCACCTGACAATAGCATTTTTTTCAAAAGCATACCAGCTCCTATAACACCATATGATTTTTGCAATTCAGCATCCTTTAAGTTTGGATAGACTACACTAGCGACCATAAGTTTATTAATGTATTCTTCATCGTCAATCTCAGTTACGTAACCTCTTCCCTTAACTTTTTTTCGTTTTGTTGCTGATTTTCTGATTTCCTCATTTTCAATCTCATCCATCCCTCGTAGTTTCCATGGGATTGGTTTACCATTTTCATCCTTAAATCTATCGGAAATTACAAATTCCTCTGTAATTTCAGCTTGTACATTTTGTGCAAAAAACGCTTGTAAATCACTCATATTGTTATTCCTCCTAATATTTTTTATCCTAAAATCGGTTTTCCGAAACTGTCTAAAATATCCACATCTTCATAAGTGAAAGATACTTCTTCGTCTAAGTATTCACTATCAACATCCAATTTCGCCATAAATGCTTCATCCAAGTTCACGAACTTCAAGAGTGTTGTTTGTTTACCGATGCTAGATGTTGGATCTTCATTAATAACCTGCATATCGAAATACGTATCCTTGCCTGTTTTAATATACTCTAGCATCAACTTCCGAAATAATGTCGTAGCATAGTAGATCGTCATTGTTCCAGTACCTGCCCAACCTGCCGCTTTATGCTGTTCACCGCGATGTCCTAACGATTTCATCGATGACTTTTTCTTATCTGCTTTTGCTTCGATTTTTTTAGCATAAAACATTTCTTCGACATTACCGTTTATAATGGCATAAGCCTTGCCTTCCTGACCGCTAATCGCATCTTTTGCTCTAAAAAATCCCACATTACTTCACCTCTACTTTCATGTAAATTTTCTCGATGCTATCCACCGGCTGTACGTAGACCTCCGAATACACACTATCTATTTCATTACCCTGTTCTACTAAGATGTCTTGTGCACCATCGAAATTTTGAATGGCGTTAATTCCTTGAAGAGTTTCCATGTAATTAATACATTCGCCCTTTAAAAGATTTCGGCCATCTGCATTGTTATCCACTTTTCCGATATAAAAAGACTCAAATATTCTTTGAAAGTCATTGTTAATACTGTCTATAACCCTAATAACACGATTTTTTGCAAATGCCTTCCCATGTTTCGGTGTAAAAGATGTTAATGTGTTAATATCTTGCTCAACAACAGCACGACCTTGTCTATGTGTGAATATAAATTCACCATTTTTCAGGGCATTGACAATTTGTGAGTTTGTATAACGTTCTGAAACGTCTACAGCATCATCGTATACCTGATATGTGAGGGATTGATTCACATTAGCCCCTGCTGTAGCTCCTGCTACCCACGCTACCGCTTGTTCAGCGTTTAATTCTGTACCATCAGCAAGTATCACGCCATTTTTTACTGAGATAACACCCTCATGATCGGCGATAGGATAATTTTCAACGACAACTTGGATTTTAAAACCCTCATCGTCACGCAAGCGTTTTACAAAGGATGTATATAGTCCTTTAAGTACGGCATCTTTTGAAACGAGTGCCATTGTATTAAACTCGTAAACTTCGATAGCTTCTAAATAATCGGTGTGATCACCGTTAGTTACAAGGCCATCTAACCCTCCCACGAGAGGTAAACCAGCTGTTCCTTCCAAGTTACCAGTGCCGTTGAATGTCACCCAATTATTTTGTTGTAGTTCAGAAATGGCGGTAACTGTCTGTAAGTCTACTTCCGCACCATCAACCAGCGTTTGGACATCAAATTTCGTTTCGTCATCGATGTTCTCCTGAACAACGATAGAAATGTCATTGCCACGAATGCCGCCGTATTTCGCTGTGACTGTTAATTCACCATGTGTCGCTGACGCTTTAGTTCCTCCGTTTAAACGGTAAAGAAGTATTGTTTTCGCTCGTTTTAACGATTCACGAACCAACAGCATTTCAGGATCCGTAATGTCATAGCCAAGGACATTTTTAAGATTTTCCCCTGCTTGAATTGTGATAACTTCTTTTGTCGCTCCCCAAGATAGTGGTAAAGCCATTGTGACAATGCCGCGATCTCCGACAGTCCCTAGGGGTTTTGGTTCTGTTTCGAAGTTGATATACACGCCTGGCCTGACTTTATTCTGCGTTAACCATGTACCTCCTGCCATTTAGTTCACTTCCTTTTTCATAAAGTCATCCATAATCTGTTTTACTTGATCATTTGTGTATTTCTGTTCATCCAACAGCAACACATTCAATACATCTTTTTGTATAGTGGTAAACTTCTTTGATGCAAGAAATTGCTGCTTTGTATACTCTGTATTTTTCTTAACTACTTCAGCTTTTTTAGCCATTTTTTAAATACTCCTCCTGTTCAAGAGTTTGCATTTTGATTCCCTTTTCTTTCTCACGCATGACGTGAAATTCATAGTCAACATAAAAATGGAGAACACCATCAATGATTTCACCGCTCATTTTTTTACCTCTGAGTAAATCGCCATTCATTGCGATATACTCCATATGTTCATACAGTTGTTCATTCATCTCATGACGATCCGCATTTGTTTTCGCAAAGAAATGGATGTCGAATGAATGCGATCGCTTGTATCGTCTATTAAATTCACGATCACTTGCAGTAGGGAACATTTTCACAAAAAAACAAGGCTCCTCTAGCCCTTGTAATATTTCCTCTCCGTATATGTCGATATCAGGAAAGTGCTTATCTAGTGCGGATATGACTGCCTTTCGCACATCATCAATAGTTACCACTCTTGTTATCACTCCTATCTATGAGGACGTCCATTCACAATATTGTTTAGTAATTCGGCCGAACGCTTTTCAAGATACTTGGGTAACTCTCGCTCGATTTCTTTCATGGAGATAGTCATCATAAACCGTCCTTCAACCCATCCGCCTTTCTTACCGACTTGCATACCTGTTTTGGCGTTAGGATCATACACAAACGTTTTCCCTTGCCAATATCCAGGAACCCAGTGAGCGCGGAAACCATTTTCAACGAAAGAGGCGTATTCAGTGTTGTTGAATATCTCCACAACATATGAATTACCATGACGTTGTACCTTGCCAACAGTCCATGCTCGACGAAGCTGGCCATCACCTACTGGCGTTCGTTTTTTTATTTTACGATCCGCACGAAAAGCCATCTCTAAAAGAAAATCTTGAATGAACCTTTCTACCACTCGTTCATCTAGCGCCTTTTGAAAAGTTTTGGCCATCTTCTCGAACTCGCCAAAGTCAAATTCTCCCCATTTGGCCATTATGCGTAATCCTCTCGACTTAATGTAACTTCTTGATGACTTTGATAGATGAAAGGCTCTCCTGCTGTGTATTTACGTTTCATCGTCCCTTTGGTAACTTCTATTTCATCACCTTGCAAAATTTCCAAATCAGGCGATATAAACAGCTTAGTTTCATAAGTTATGTCGTTTTGTGCATCGGATTGGTTGTTTGAACCAAGTGCCTTTTGAGATAGTCGGCAAGGTTGGTCTTTATAAATGACATGTAATTCATGTTTTGTTTCTCCACCTACTTTAAATTTTTCATAACGACTAATAGAAACTTTATCTTCATACGTCTTTTCAATAGCTTTACGATGATGCTTGTAATTGATCATAGGCTTTTAAGCCTCCTAAATCTGTTCAATTCATGGCGATAATTCAAAACTACATCGTCTAATGTCGCCTTAGACGTACTGGTCACTTCATTTCCTTTACTTCCATAAGAAATTGATGTATCACCTAACTTAACACTAGCCATCGACTCACTGACGCTGTTAGCTATAGCTTCTTCGTTCGGATGTTCTACTCTCAATAAATCGATTGTTATAGAAGCCCACATTCGCTTAAGAGCTTCTGGAACTTTACTGATATTACAGTAGAGTTTAATTTTCCATTCTACTTGTTCGATGTAGTCAAAAATTAAATCATCCAACGAATTATCCTGAAGTTTAAGACGGCGCTTTACTATAACCAGAACATCATTCCTCATTAATAACGCCATCCTCCAAGAAAACATCATAATCTTCTTGTGATATTTTTAAGGTATCGCCACTCTTATAACGCTGTCCTCTATACTTGATATTCCTGATCAATGTAACTGTCAGCTGCTTATTTTTACTCGTCTTACTTGCTTTAGGTTTTTCCTGCTGTTCCACAAGCAATTCCTCCTTTCAACAAAACACAAGGGAATCTTCTCCCTTGTATCATTAATTCACTTTAGCAATGAAAATAGTGTCAATTGTTTCAAAGCTTGGCATCATAATAGCAGATACTACTGTCATAACATTGACTGGATGCGGCTCCTTGATGGTGGATACAGCCACGCCTGTATTCACAATGGAAACATCAGCATTCGTACTGCCAGACATTAAATCTGACTCCTCTGGTGTAGTACCGAAGTACGTGTTTCCTAGATTACCGTCTGGAATCAAAGTAAAGTGGTCGTCTGGATAGAATAAGTGAGTACTGCCGTCTTGCAATGCGAACTTCTTGTTATAAACCGCTACTGATACACCTAACTTTGTTTGAAGGTACTGCTTTAGCATGTTATCTGTCATGATAATGTTTTGACCACCAAGAGGATTCATATCCAAACGAATCTTCTTGTTTTTCAATAAGCAGTTCCAAGTCTTTCTGGTGCAGATTGCGTTAGTTGGTCGAACTCCTGTATCATCTTCTACTTTATCCTGCCAGGTCATAATATCTTCGATGGGATCAGAGTTTTCAACATCGCTCCACTTGGCTCCGCTGTCACCTGAACCTGTAAGAGTTTCTTTATGTTCATTTGGCATGTCATAGTTATACTCGTAGTCTACTCGATTTGCAGTAATCTTTATTTTCCCTGTTGATAATAGCTGCATAATCATTCGTTCAGGCTGCACCAGGGCCCCGTTTACAAGACTAGTTACGTCATCGTAAATGTTATTGATGATAGGCATAATTAAACTGTCGTTAACTGAGCTTGTTAATCTATTTAATTCCTGCCTGTCTTTTTCACCTATTCTCATAGATTCACGAAAGAAAGGCATTTCAGTTTGAACTTTATCGAATCCAATACGGTCTCTTACTGTCGCTTTGGAATCAAATTCAGACGGCATTAACGCCACTGGTAGTCCCTTTGATCCTTTAATCCAGGACAAATCAAGCCCTAGCTGCTTCTTAGCTGGGAACAGTGTTGCTCCCAGGTACGGAATAGCATTCGAAGGATTATTCTCATAGTATGTCGCTATACTTTTGGCATTTACCAAATCAAAAATAGTGCTCATATTCTCATTCCTCTCTTATTTCAAAAATGTGATTTGTTTTAGTGCTGTTTTCGTTTCCCCATCTGGAACTTCAGGAATTTTATTTAAATCTATAAATCCATGAATAACCATAGATCCAGATGCTGATCCGTATGTGACATCTACATCATTAAGCAGGACTCCTTCTGCCTCTGCCCCTGTTACTTTCCTTACGGATTTGGACTGATCTTCGAGAACTCCACCACCTACTATTGTTCCAGCTGGAACGATCTTTTTACCTTCTTTATTTGGGAAAACACCTTTATCATCCACTGTTACAGTTAACGCCACATAATGATCCGGGAACTTCAAAATTTCTTTTTTGTTTGCATATTTCGTTACTAAAAATTTACTCACAACCTTCTACCTCCTTATCCAAAGTAAGATTTTCTTGCTTTCTCTAAGTCTTCATTCTTTTTCGTGTATAGATCAGCAAGACGCTTTCCGATATTGCTTTCCTCCACTCTTGCTTTGCCTCCCTTTGGTGATGACCCTTTCAGCCTTTCAGTTACTGCGTTTTCAACAGCTTCCCGAAATGCTTTTTCAAAAATATCTACGTTATCCTTTGTTTTTTCTGCATCATCTGCTAGAAGAATGTCGGCAAACTGAATAGGCAACTCCTTTTCATTTAAAAAGTTGATCGTTTCAAGTTTAAGTTCCTTTTGTTGAATAGCCCTTTCCCTATCCTCGATTTCCTTTTTAGATTTTTCCAGCAGCGCCTTTTCTTTTTCGCTTGCAGTCATGTTAGCTAGTTTTTCCGCTTCAGCTTTTTCTGCTTCGAGTTTATCCTTGAATTCCTTCTCCCATTTTTCTTGAGCTGTTTTCAATGCTCCAGTGACACGCTTGTCCGCCTCGCTTTGAAGTAACTTTAAAAGCTCTTCTTGTGATTTCGGAAGCTCTATTTCTTCAGATTTTCCATCGGCTGTTGTCTGATGATCACCAGTGCTTTGATTGCCATCCTCAACTCCCTCTTCTGCTGCAAAGAATTGCAGATCAACTTTCAATGGTTTCTTTTCAACCTCAAACATCATCAATTCCTCCATTTGCCCCTTATAGTGCAACGCCTGTAAGTTGCAGTTTTTTTACAAATAAATAAGCACCTGCTATTCTAATTAGCTGATGCTTTCATTGATCTTTATTGCCAACAACATGCTTTTGATACCACGTGTCATAAGTCATATTCGCAGGTACATAATATGATTTTCCATCCTCACTTTTCGCAATACGCTCCCCCTCATCTGAATCAAAATAAGCAACAGTTGTACAACGACAATTCGGATGTAATGGACTAGCATTAACGCCTATCTGCTTTTCAGATAGTTTGAACACCATTCCATCAAGTGGACCACAGATCTCACATGTCCGTTCGTCCATAGTGGCAAGAAACTCATATTTTTTAACTACTCCACTAGCCTTGTATCCATCAATTGTTCCTTCAGTTACAATGTTGGATGTTTCTGTACGAACAATGCGAGCAGCATTTGAATATGACACATTCATTCGTTTCGCTAGCGATTGGGTAGTCCTATCGACACTATCACCACGAACGAAAACTTGTGATAGATTGATCTCTAGCTCACGTAACAACTTTTCCCTATCGCTCCATATACGTTGGCTAAAATTACCCCCAACCCAAGGCTTCGAGATAATCTTCTTAACTGCTTCATGATGGACCTTAGAAAACGGTGTTCCAATACCTGTTCTTTTTTGAATTTCAAATAAAGTCTTGTAATAAGTATCCTTATAAACATCACCAAGTAACGCCTGTGTGCCTTCCTGTACGTTTTCGTTTAGCGTTTTGATTTGATGCCTTATCTGAATCTGCAAAGCTTCAAGTCGGCTAATACGAGTCTTGTAATAAGCGTTGTTCAATTCTTTTGTCCATCGGCCGTCGACATTATCTTTCGCTTTTTCGATAAACTCTTCTAATGACATTCGAAACTCTTTTAATTCACCACTTGTTAATAATTTTCTGGACGATGCCATGTCAATCTCATTATTAACAGCAAAACGCTGGTAAAACACTTCAATGTCACGCTGGATACTTCGAATAGCCCTATCATATTCCCGTCTTAATAAAGTAATGTATTTGTCAGCTTTAAGGTGCTGGCGATTAGCTACTTGCTCAGCTCGTTTTTGCCAGTAGTCAGCTGATTTCATTCATATATACCTTTTACCGAAGCTGTTTCTTTTTCAAGACTCTTACTGATTCTCTTAATAAGTGAATCTATATCACAGTCATTATCAACACTTTTTGTTTGGATATTTACTGTCGGTGAAAACTTTTGATGTTTCCTTTTTGTAACAGAAATAAGATCCGATAAAGCTCTAATTTCATTCGTGTCAATATCACTTCCTGTCATAAGCCTACCTGTTAAATCTGCAGCTAAGCCATAAATCAACTCATCGATCTTTTCTTGTGTCTCCTTACTGATCATCATACTCTCCTCCCTTACCTTGTTTAACTAATAAGTCATAAGGATCTACGGCTCCTCTATATCCATCTTCCTCTTCTTGCTTTCTATCGATTTCTCCTTCGATATCATCGATAAAAGGCAATAATCCTAATAAAGTCTTTTCGCTTAAAAGACCATATAAATCTTTAGCTATTTGTACTGTTTCCAGTAAGTTCTGAGGGATGTTTCGATGAAAGGAAATAAAAATATCATCATACTCCCAAGAAGCACCCTTGATATTCAAAAAATTCGTTATGAGTTGAATTCGTTTAGTTAATCCAGTTTTAAATTTCCGCTCCTTAATGGCGGCAACTTGTTCTATTCCCCAAAGCTTGTATCGTAAAGCAACACCACTGAGATTTCCAGCGAACTCTTCATCAGTCAAATTGGGGATTTGGCTTAAACGATGAATATCTTTCTGTAATCGGTTCTTGTAATTCTCTGTTACAGAATCATTCACTTCTTTGATCAACCATTGAGCTTGTCCGTTTTCATCTAGCAGTAACACTCTCTTTTCTTTCGCATCGTCAATATCCTGCTGCTCAGTTCCGCTCATCCCGATTAAAACTAGATAGGCATCTGTAAAGTATTCAAAGTCATTAGCAGTATCAGACTGAGACTTGTTATAAGCATCGATCAAAGACAAAACAATTTCAAAATCACCTATTCGTTCTTCATTATTCACATACTCTATTATTGGAACATCTCCAAAGTAATGCTCCTGGCGTTGTACTTCCTCAAATGTATCGTTCGTCATTGTAAATTCAATGATTTCATCGGCTGAGTAGACTTCTGCCTTTTCTACTTTGGTATTATCAACTAAGTTATGAGTTGTGTAATGCCTAATGGCAAAAATAAGATTCTCTTCAATATCATCCGAATATACTGGAATGATTGTCTTGTGATCGATGTTCTTGAAACGGACATTGGCCCCTTCGTCTACGTATAATAATTCGTATGCTACACCGCATATACTCATTTCCTTAGCGAGTTCATAGTTTACATCCTCTTCATAATTTCTATCCAAAACCGAAAATAATTGGTTTAAGTATTCCTCTTTATCACTATCATAAGTAACCGGACGTCCCATAAAATAACCAGTTGAGATATCAGTAATATATTTAGCGTAATTACTTACAAGCTTATTGTTTGGTTTGTTCTCACCGACTGTGCGAGCTAGTATACTATGATTACCGCGATAATAGCCTTCTAAAGTTTCATATCGATCTATATGTTTTTTACCCCAGGCTTGAATGATGTTTTTTACCAATTCTCCCGATATTTCGGTGTCCTTGTCTAGTTTAATTTTTTGCATTTATTTCACCACCTCTATAATCCTAATCTTGATTTATTCATTGTTCTTAACGCATTTCCTTTTAGATCCGAAACTTCGTAATCGTCCAATCCATACCAAATAGCAGAAAAAGTATGAGGATCTATCTTGAACTCATCAGGGATTATTCGGCCATTTTTATCTTCTTTGTATGTTAAGTATTTCAGCTCCCTAACAACATCAGGACATTCCGATGAACAGATGATTTTCTTAAATCGCTTAACTTTCTTTGTATTAGCCAGGCGAGAACCACTGAATTTTTTTGCTCCTTTAATTTTGAACCCTCTTTGCTTGAAATACTGAATCGTCTTAGGCTCAGCACTATCTGCATAAATCAATTCTCTTGATTGTTTGAACTCTTCTAGGTCATCTGCTGTCCTATCATCGGTCATTTGATTCTTGTAGTATTGCCAATAGATATAAAGAATCTTTTTATTATGATCAATAGCCAAACGAACGATAGCATTGTATGAATCTTCAAAGCCAAAGTCCATACCTACACGCTTGATAGGTTTTCTGATAGCACTAATGGCTCTCATTACATCTTTATGCGCCCACTCTTCGAACTGTGGTAGTACACGTTTTCCGTTCACGCCAAAACGACCTTTCCTAGCAATGCGGTGAAGGTCTGGATCATAACTCTTCATTTCTTCAAGCTGCTCAATATAGCTCTCAGGTAAAAATAAATTATCATCAGCTGTCGAATGATGATAATAGGTGTCGTTAGTTACTATTGTTCTTTTTTCATATAGCTCCTGGTCATCTAATATCAATCGTTTGTTGCGATCATCTTTGAAGAAATGTAGAAATGTCCAGTTATCTTCTCCCACAGGGTTTGTAGAAAGAATCATATGGAGTTTTAATGTTGGATGACGCAAACGCCCTAGCAGTTCCTTAAATCCTTCGTACTTGACCTCTGAACACTCTTCAATCCAGATAATAGATACATTGTGAATGGATTTTAATTTTGCAGGCTTATCCATTCCTTTGAAGATAATCTTGCTACCATTTGGAAAACGTAGCTGCATAGGTGAAGTTACACATTTAATTTTATGATCTAACCCTAAATCTGTAACAATCTCTTCTAAAAGTGAAAAGGTTGAGTCCCTATGCGTGTCATATACCTCTCGAACGACTAAAGCTGTTCTCTTTTCTTCTAGTAATTTTAGGATTAGTTTTAAAGCCACATGATAACTTTTACTGGATCCATATCCACCAACAAGAAATTGAAATTTCTGCTTCCAATCGAACAGGAAGTCTTCAAAATGAGGATTGACTTCTTTTTCAATAGCCGTCATGAGTCCTCATCCTTCCGCTTACGTTTGATGAGGATTTCAATTGGTTTATCATCAGTTCCAGTCGATATCTTTTCAACCTCGGCTTTTGTTTTCTTGATGTTTAACTGCATCTGTTCAAGCTTCAAGCGACGCTCGTCATCTTCATGGGCCATTTCGTTGAACTGTTTAATTAAGCTGCGAAACTCACTCATGGCTCTGGATTGAGCGTTTAAAAATGTAGCCTGACGCTCCCATGCAAATTGAAAGTCCCATTCGGTTTCATGACTACCAGAACCATCGCCCCAACTCTCTTTTTCCTTTTTAATCTCTTTAATCATTTCATCCTTATCAGTGACATGCATAATTTGCTGCGCTCGGATAATAGCTGCATACTGGATCATGATTTGATCAAAGATCAAGTCGGCCGGGGAACGCTCTTCCATTGCTTCCATGATCTCTAACGTCTCAGCTGGAAGGTACTTCGCAAATAAGCCATGGGTTACAGCGTTAGAATTACCTTTAGGAGCTGCGCCTCCTTTTTTGCCCTTTGCATTGATATTCCCTTTTGGTGCACCGCGTTTTTTTGTGTGCACACTTTTTTTAGAGGGTGCACCCTTATTTCTATTCCATCCATAACGCTGCTTCCAGGACTTCACAGTGTTGAGTGACACGCCATATTTTTCAGCAATGTCTTTATATTTCATGCCTTTGACATAATCTTTCTCAGCTTGAATACGTTTATCTGCCATCTACATCACCTGCCACCTCCATATATTTGTGTTTGTTTTGAGAAAAGAAAAATGCCACACCAACAGTGTGACATAATTTGATAACTTACTCTTGGTATTCTCTTTTCATTACAATAATAAAAGCATTAGTTTCAACTGAACTAACACTACCATCATCGGTCGACGAGGAACTATCAACTTGATGGCTCATTGAAACGACTTCCCATCCATCAATTCCATATTCGTTTAGCGTTTCATTTAAATCCATAGATTCTTGATAGCTGTATATTGGCGCATCCCAATATAAAACATTATATTCCCATTTCTTCATAACTATCCCCCCATATTCCTACTATTCGACAGAAGGAGATATTTCCCTGCTACTATTTTCCTAAAAGAAAAAGCACCGGTTAGGGTGCTATGTTTATAATTTCAACTATTTATATAATCACCATACCTTTTTAGAAATTGAATAACTATATCTAACTCCTTCGAGTTACGGCTGTCAATACAGTCTTTTGCAATTGGTTCATGTATTCCAAAAGAAACAAGGGTTTTGTATGCCTCTTTTTCTTTTATATTGTAATATTCCTCCATGAATAACACTCCTTTGTTATTTTATAAAAAAAAGCACCCACAAGGGATGCTTAGTTTTTACTACTATTTGATAAAAAATGTTTACTCTTTACTTCGCTTTTCTACAATTTGAGTTAACTCCTCATCACTTAAACGATTGCTACGTGTACCTCTTAATGTGTGATTGATCGCCCTACGAAATTGATCTATTAAAGCAGAGTTTTCTTTTGAGATTTTTATTGCATACTCTTTGCGCGTTAAATTTTTATCAGTAATTTCTTTTTCAATTAAAACCTCATTACTAGGTGGATATGGTATAATTTTTTTGTGTACCTTCACATATTTTTTTCTTACTAATTCTGTATCTTTATCCATATGATAGTTTTTTCTCCAAGAAAAAACAACAGTTGTAAGATATTCTTCTACAGTATATAAATACTTTTGTACTACTATTGATTTAGGGACTAAAAGTAATGGTGATCCATTTTCCATTAATGCCCTCTGACTAACTTGCTTCCAATTCAACGCCTCTAAATCCCAAGCAACACCCATATCAATAGGTTCTTCTGTTAATTCTAAACCATAAATATTGCTTTGTTTAATTGTGTACTCAGCCAGCTTTTCTCTTAATAAATTTGTTACTAAATCTGACATCCTATCTTCGGCAAAGTCTTTAACGTAGATAGTCAAATCACTATAATCATTAATTAAATCATCTCTTAAAAGTCCCTGATCGGTAATATGATTAAAAATTTCTATTAATTTTTGAGGAGAGGTGCCTTTCCCTTGTGGATTACCTTGAGATACCCCTAGTTTTGTTTCATTTGGTTCGTGTGCATTTATTAACAAAGCTTCTGCTTTTTCTTTTTCACCTGCTCTATACAAGGTAAAAACTCTCTCAAAAAAACTATTAATAATCCTTGTCGATTCCTTAAACCACTCTCCTTCTTGCACTTCAATCTGAGATGGATCTATATAAAGCGGTACATCTTTGTCTATAAGCCCATCCAAAAAATCTAAATCGCTTTGAGTTACATCCTCCAATTCAAAATACTCACTAAATTTCATTTTTATCTCTCCCTTCCGACTACTTATTTCGACAAAAAGGACTATTTACCTACTTAAATCGTTCGACAATTAACGACAAAACAAATTTCACTATTCTTCCTTCATGTCCATTTCTATTAAAAATTTGCACTTTGGACAACGACAAGATAGTTTGTATATTTTTTTCTTTGGATTTAGTGTCGTAGCTATTTGAGCTATGATCCCCGGTAACGAAAATATAATAGCCATAACTGAAACTTGATTAATAAGTGTAGTATTTGTTATTAACTTATTATCAATAAATAAAAGAAATACAATAAAGGTGTAAGCAATTATAATAATTGCTGGGCACACCCTAAAAAATAAATTGAAAACTTTTTTGGTTTTCTCCCACATAAATATCATCCCCTTGTTCTGAAATACGGATGTATGTAACAAAAGGATTCGTTATTAGTAGAGTAGTCAAAAGTCATCACAAGGATGACACTATTACCTTCCCCTTACTATATGGTGGCTTTAGTACGACAAAACACCGTAAGGTGGATAAATAAGCGTAATTTAATTTTTGGCCAAGCAACTTAACCGCGCCGACCTCCCTCCCATTTTACCCGCAATTTTTTTCCTTTTGCAAAATAGCTGTAATTTGTCTACTTTGTCTCATTTGTCGCACGATATCCATTTTTTGTCTTTGGACAAAGTCCTTTGATACATTAAGGTGTACCGCTATCTGTCTGTATGTCATTTCGTCTAGCAAGCAGTCGTAAATGATCTTTTGCCTTTCATCTTTGAATATATCTACAGCTGATTCTAGCGCATATACATACCTTTGGTACGTCTCTAATCGTTCAATCTGACGTTTCTCCCTCAAATCCATAGCATTTAATTCAGCAGCACTTTTCCCAGGACTCCCCTTTGGCATTACAGCTTCAATTCCATATTGAGCAACTCCCCATTTAATCATTGGAATTGTTGATCCGTATATAATCCTTTGTAATCTTGCAATCTCTTTTTTCATCCAGTTATAATCCTTGATCAATTGCGAAATATCCACGTCTTATCCCCTCCTTAATTTTTTTGTCGAAATGCTCCCCTGCGCCTTCGATATATCGGCATATTCATCCCCATGAGGTCTTTGATCTCAGATTCCGATAGAACCTCCCTGCGGCGTTCCTGCTGCTTCCTGTTAGCCTTCTTTGATTGCTCCAGCTTCTTTGATGTATTCACATGATCACTCCTTTCTGTGGCAAATAAAAAAGGACACAAACCAAGAGCATTTTGCTCTCAATCTGTGTCCTCCAGTGGGCTGGTAGAACATTTATACACTATTTTTACTACTACTCCTATTTTTCTTAGCTTCTATTTCTGTTATTGATATTTCAATTATTTCATTAATGAGTTTTAGCAATCGTTTATTCCTAGTAAACACATTCCATAAAAACGCAAGGAAAATGAACATGATAAAAAAATTAGTAGTATAATTAATCGTAGTTGTTATGTGAGATGATGTAACTCCTCCTTCAGAACCATTAATTATATTTTTTATAGTACTTATAAATGTCTTTGAGGACGTTGCTTTATTTAGTGTAGATGTAAAAACAGGAATAAGTATTCCTATACTTACTTTATTAAACTTTTCAAATATATTGTTAGATATGTTTCTTTCAATATATATTCTAAGCAACTTAAGGTTACTAATATTACCTGAACAAGCCTTTTTAATCTTCTTTTTTATTGAATTAAGATTCTTAATTGGATCGTCTAAATTAGTTTCTGCAAGTATCTGATAAAAAAACCTTTCATCTATCCCCACACCTGCAGACCACCTATATAGATTTATGTTCTGAATACTACTTGAAGGTTTTGATAAACGTTTATTTTCGAAATAACAATTTATATTCCACATGAGGTTCAGTAAGTCAGTAGTCAAAATGATAATTATAACTGATGCTGATAAAGCAATGGCTATATCAGTAGTGGCATCATACAGGGCAATAAGCCAAAAAATTATTAATATAAATCCAAGTACAATAGCCCATTTTAATAAGTAGAGTAATATCTTCTTTTTCCATTTTATCCAACTAAATAAGTCAAACAATTTTTGTTTTATAAACTGCAGAAACCGACAAAATTTTCCCTCCACTAAAAATCTTCCCCTTCATCGAACTTCACCCTTTTTACTTTCCCTTGATGCGTCACTACCCTTGTTTCTCCATGAGTAGGCAACTCTGTTAAACGGGCTTTTCCTTCTGACACCACCACGACAAAGGGCCTGTTAAATTTAGTTGTATCTATATCTATTTTACCATTTTGTGAATCTATTTCCAATGGTTGCAATCTCATAGAGTATCCCCTCCCGGATGTGGTATAATTAAGTATCCAGTTTAATCATAGCCGTCCGAGAGGGCGGTTTTTTATTTCTCGCAAATTCTGAAATTCTCATAACTCTTCCCTTCCTTTTGAAATCAGCTTATATTAGCGTCAAGGAGGGGATTTTGGTGAAAATCAAACGCCGTTTGCATAAAAGTGAACTTGAAGACATTAATTACAAGATAGACAGACTCCAAGAGCATTTAACTGAATTAAAGAAAGTGCTCCAGAAGTCGGATTTCTCAATCGAAGACGTTCGCGATGAGATGGTCCCTATTATGGCTTGGCCTTACCGAATTAAAGAGTCTCTTGAAAAGTCAATTTCCAGCATCGGAAAAGAAATGTGATGCTGCATGGTAAGTGTCTGCCACTCACGTAGATGGTGGTTGATGGTAGACGCTACCTTTTCCCTCTACCTCCAACACCTTTTGTATTTGCTCAATTGCCTCTTCACAATCTATGGTGCAATCATCACCTAATCCAAGTTCAGTATCGTTAATCAGTCCTCTGATCACGTCAAATTTCTCCTGAGAATGTTGATACTGTTTTGCCCAACCTGCGATGGCTTCTTTTTGTAGTTGTAGGTCTTTCTTCAATTTTTCAATTTCCTGCCGATGTTGTTCGGTTATTTCTTCTGCTGTCTTAAGGAGCCTGCTGTAATCTTCCTTTGCTCCCTTTAATTCCATTTTAGTTTCATCAAGAACACCCCTTTGAAATTGAATGAAATTATTAAGTTGTTCAATTCCCTTCTGCTGTTCCTCTACTCGTTCATCTTGCAGAAGATGTTCATCGACAAAGTTCGATAATTCTATTCTGTTGTCCAGCAAATCATCTACTATTTGGTCTATCTTTTTCAAATATTCTTGATCAGTCATTTTAACTCCCCTTTCAAAGACTCCTGTAACTCGAATAGTTTAGTATATACATCACCATGAGCACGTTCATGAATCATAGCCTGCCATTCAGCTTTTTTTCTCTTGCGCCTTTCAGTTTTCAACCAACTTTTCACTTTGGCTAATTTATCGCCTTTTTCTTTTAGCCTATTTTTTAAATCTTGCTCACGATCTATTAATTGCTCTACAGTGGATGTGAGCCAGTCAATGTGATTATTAAGATACAAATCTATAATTTTTTCGTTGATTGTCTCAACATCTTCTCGTTTGCCCTCTTCTATTTTTTCTTTTATTTCACAAAGTAATTCTTTTATCTCTTCCAGCCGTTCCTGATCATTCATTCCTCTTCCTCCAATAACTTAGCTTCTTTAACCGTTCCTTTTTTTAACTATATTGCCGATAATCTGCCATTTAAGAAAAGTACTAAACTGTTAAAATTGAAAGTGGAGGTTATTCATCATGATATTTTCAACCATTAAACCTATGCTTGTACAACCCGCATACAAAATCCCTGTCCATGAGAATTACATCCATCAGATAAAATTGGATGGTCATAGAGCTTTGTTACATTATTACAATGGACAGATAAGGATTTACACTCGTCATGGCAACGAAGTTACTTATAAGTACCCCGAGTTACAATCTATTCAATTACCTGTCTCCAACTGCATCTTAGATGGAGAATTGGTCTCCTTTGACTCTGACAATAAACCTTGCTTTGACAGTCTAATGACTCGTTTCAGAGCAACTAAATCGGACAAGATTAAAGAGCTAAAAGGCATGCTACCTGTTCATTTTTCGGCCTTCGATATTTTGTTTTTTAATAATGAATCTTTAGTTAACAAGCTATTAATTGATCGCCTAGAAATACTTGACAACATAGTCACAAACACGCCTTACATTTCCACATGCCCTACATACTCAGATGGCCAAGAATTATTTAAAAGTGTAAAATCGATTGGCCTCGAAGGTATAGTATCTAAAAATTTATATAAGACTTATAAAATGGACGCCCGGCCGATTGATACCTTTTTAAAAATCAAGAACTACCAATATGCGACTGTCAAAATCGCTGCCATTCGAAAACAAAAGTTTGGTTGGTTGATGTTTGGCCTAGACAATCGTTATAAAGGCGTTCTGGAATTTGTACCTCCTAACGAAAGAAGAGCTTTTTATCAAATATCTAAGCAGCTGATCGCCGGTGAGGATAAAGACTATATCTACCTTGATCCCCTAATAAGCTGCGAAGTTAAATACCAATGTTTAAGCAAAAAGGGCTATATGCGTAGTGCTAGTTTTCAAAAGTTTATTGTTTAATTTGTTAAAAACAACTCTAAATTCTACTAAGGAGGATTCTCACCTTAATTGCTTTGTTTCCTCCTCTCAAGCTCTTCCTGTACAAGCCCAATTATTCTTTTTTGTTTCTCAATGTATGCAGAGACTGGCTCGTCACTCATGCCGATGTGAGAACCTAACCTAGCATTTGCATCTTCTACGACGAGCAGCAGCCCTTCTGTAGATAGGTTCTTAATACCACTTTCCAACATTCAACAAACCTCTTTTCCCCATATCAATGATCAGTACAGATACTTCGTCTGGATCACGATTTAATTCATTGCTGATAGTCCAAACATTTGACTTTAAGAATAGCTGCTTCACGATTTGTACTTCTTTACCTCTGAATATCAGGTTCATATTTTCGCCTGCTATATAAATATCACTCATTGCCGTTCCTCCTAACTAAAAACTAAACAATGTCAATTGCTCAAATTTCTCTATTTTCGGGGGTTCACTTTCAACCTTTTCATGTATGGAATCACACTTTCTGTGGTCACTTGTTTCTCGAAAGTTTTCAAACCAATGGAGAGGAAAACAACCTCTGTATTTTTTAAATTCTGGATCATTGTAGAAATGACAGTGCGTCTTACTTCGTCTTATAAAGTACTCTTGCAATTTAACGTTTTTATATCCTTCCTGCCGCCATATTAGTCTAGCTTTGTAGACCTTTCCCTTATCCAACTCAGGAATCACTAGAGCAGGTTCAGGCGGCCATTCTTCCTCTTCGATGACTCGAAACCTGCGGGCTTGGAAAATTCCCATGTGCGAGCCTTCAGACGGAAAGCGCGATGCATAATAATAGTTAGATCCGTTCGGAAAAAGGTAATATTTTTCCCCAGGAATTAGCCCTGTAGGATTATTATCAATTTCAAGATAGATTCCTTGTAGCATCCTAAAGCCTCCCCTATCTAGCAATCCCTCAATCTTGGAATAACTTCTCCCCCAAATCTCGCACAATCGTACCCAACCCTTGTACTGCAACGCCTGTATTGTCTGCAAAAAGTGCGACAGGTATAATGCCTATCTTCTTTCTGCATCCACAACGGCCTATCATCAGCTATAACAACGCTCATTTCCTCACCTTCTTTTAAAGGGGCTATACAGCCCCAAATTTGATTAGGCAATAATTACAATCTTTTCACTCTGAATCTCTTTTTCTAGTGCTGCATGTAAGTAATTTTTAATATTTTGCATTGCTGTTAATTTCCATGCTCCACCGTCAGCTTCGAACAATGCACATGATGGACCTGATTGCATACGGAATATAAATTCTGATTCAGGTTGATCGACTTCAACAAATGTGCGATAAGGAGCTAACACAACAGGATTAGGAACTCTAACATTTGCAACTGTTGCTACTCCTGTCTTTGCGACAACTGCTTGGGAAACACCGTCATCTCCAACTGTATTTACAGCTTCTTCTTTAATATTTCCAACGACTTTTAACATAATGTCGCGGTCTTCATTCTTTACAAAGCAAGATTGAAGTTTGATATTAAAGTCTTCCGAATCGTACCAACGGTCAAAATTGAACGATGGAAGCATCGCATTAGCTTTTATTAAAAAATTCCTATTTAAATCACGATTGAACGAACTAAAGCAACTAACTTTCGTTGGACTTTTAACATGCATCATCAGACGTTCATTTCCGTCAAATTCCGATTGTAAGTATTCAACGAGTCCTGAAAGGCTGTGTACCTCGATAGCTTCAGTAGTTGACTCGTCCACCTTGTGCAACTTTTGAGTTGAAAAAATTTGAGTTCCAACCTCTTCTACACGTGTATTTCCTAGGCCTACAATGTATTGGATTGCTTCTTTAATCATTTTCAATTCCTCCCATTTGTTTGTTTTTATTTAAAGCTGATAATTTTTCCTTGATCGTCAGCAACTTCGCCATCTTCTGTAATGTAAGACTGTCCTTTGATTCCTGATTTCAGTTCAGCACCAGTTATTTTCCCTTTGTTGTCGAAATCCATTATGATGTTCGTTCCAATATCTTTTGCTGGAGCAAGTGTCGACTTAACTTGAATGCTTGTTCCGGCAAGGTTTCTTTCCTCATTGCCCTCCAACGTTACTGTTACAGTAAGCTTTCTTTTTTTCTTTGGATCAGTGTTTGGATCAGCTATGTTTTCAAGTACTTTCTGTAATTCTGTGTTAAATCGTTCTGCCATCGCACCATTTGCAAAGTTATTTAGATCAACAATTTTAGCCATGTTTTATGCCTCCTTTTTCAATAAATGGCTGTTAACAATTTTTAAATAATCAGCCGGTACATTACTTGTTGGAATCAACCACGCCCCTTCTCTAATACTGTTTATCGTGATCGACTTTCGACCGCCTAATCTTTGATGCTCCCAATGTCTTAAAATAAAGCCAGTTGGTACTAAGTACCTTTCATTTAGTGTTGAAAACTCAATTATGAAAAATCCAATACCACCAAGCTTTTCTACTGCTAACAGATAATAAATTTGATGTTCTTCAATATTTGACAAAGGAAAGCTGGTCTTGTTTTTGGTACTCTTTGCTTCGAAATAAATAGCTTGTCCACCCTTGATTGTTCCACCAAAATCTACAGACGATTTTTTCATAGGTGTAGCACTACTAATGCCTTTTCTCTTGTTGTAATAGGCTCTCCATGGTGTTGGTATTTTGTCTACAAGTGCTAGATTCATAGTCTTGTAGGCTTGATTAGTCCACTCCAACATTTCTTCAAGAGCCATACCTCGTTTACCGTAATTCAAAATTTTCACCCCTGTTCAATCACTTCTCTCATTACCAATTCATTCCGCAATTCGTAATAACTTAGATCATCTAAATGCCTACCGTCCCTAGCCTCGTAAACTCCCTTCATTTCAAGCTCCTGCAGCAACACTTGTTTTTTACTTTCCTGCGACAACTCTACGTATCCCCTTAATAAAGCCATTAGCTCACGTCCTTTCGTTGTTCATCCAAATATTTATCAAAGAGCATTAGTCCCTTAACCACTGAATTTTTATCAAATTTATTGACGATCTCGAGAATAAATCTTCCTCCGGTCATGACTTTCCCGGTTAATTGATGATAAGTTTTCATTCTGTTAAAAACGTCATTCGCACTCATTGAGCAACCTCCCGTCTTAGTTCTAAATCAAGGAATTGACTATATTCCTTTACGAAAGCTAACTGTATCGTTCCTACTGGCCCATTACGATGCTTGGCAAGGTTGACCTCTACGATGTTCCTATTTTCTGATTGCTTGTCATAGTAATCATCCCGATAGAGGAACATGATCAAGTCCGCATCTTGCTCGATGCTGCCTGAATCCCGTAAATCAGACATCATCGGACGCTTGTCCTGTCTTTGTTCAACTCCCCTATTTAACTGTGATAGGAGAATAACAGGGATGTTAAACTGTCTCGCCATCTGTTTTAACTGCTTGGTTATATCTCCAATGGCCAGATCATTCCGCTCAAACTTTCCAACCTGAGTAATCAGCTGTAAGTAGTCAATCACAACGATGTGTTTTTCATTCTTATGCTCTCGTTGCGTTTTACGAACCCTAGCTCGAATATCAGCTATCGTTTGTTTAGATGAATCATGAATGTTTATATGCCATTTACTGTATATTCCTATTGCTTCACTAGCTCGTTCACTATCTAGTTTGCTGAACATCCTGTATGGATTTTTCCACTTGATTCCTGAAATGTTTCCAATTGAGCTTAGCAAGCGTTGAGTAAGCTGTTTTTCCGGCATTTCGAGAGAAAAAATGTCTGCCACTCCACTGTTTTCACAACAACTTTTCACTAGATTGAGAGCGAACGCTGTTTTCCCCATCGATGGACGACCAGCGATGATGATCAAGTCTCCGCCGTTTAAGCCTCCTGTCATGTTGTTTAAATCCGTGAATCCTGTGTCAATGCCGGTCATCTCACCTTTATCGACCATCATGTCATCATAGATTTCCATAAGAACATCATTTTTCGTTCGTTCGCTTTTAATACCAATTTCTTGCATCTCAACGTATGTCTTGTAGAAATCGTCGGCCGACTCTTCTGACTGATTGTTTAAAAAAGCTGCTGCAGAAGCTACCAAGGTACGTTTTTTATATTGTTCAAATACGATGTTCTGATAAAACTCAATGTTTGTTGCTGTAGGACAAGCTAAAGCTAAGTCGGTTAAGTATGTAGTTCCTCCGATGTTTTCAATATCGCTCTTTAGCTTGTTAACCAATATCGATGGATCAATCGCTGTTCCTTCTGAAGCCAGTTCACGCATTGCTTTAAAAATCAGTTTGTTCCTGGATGAAGAAAAGTGTTCGGGTTCTAAGGTGATTTCGTGAATGATATCTGCCTCTAGCAAAACAGCACCAAGAACCATGCTTTCAGCTTCTAGTAGATCACCGTTCCCAAGGTGGCTTTGGTATAGATTTTCCTGTTCGCTTTTCGTTTTCAATACGTTCAGCCCCTTCTTGCAGCCATTGTTCATGTTGCTTCAAAAAGTCGTTTATAGGCACTTCACTAACAGATATTTCTGCTATCGCTGGCGGAAAAGGTTTTTCTTTTATGTGCTGATTAAGCCGATTCATCACCTTTTCGTAAGGCATATCAGCTAGATGTTCCAGCCAAACTTCCACCCTCTTTTCAGTTATCTCAAATCGGGAATAAGCTGCCGAAATATGTTCTAAGATGCTCATTGCTTGTTTTGGAGTCACTGTACTTCCTCCTTTAATCCCATCTTCTTGAAAATCGCGTCTAATTGAGCGAGATTATCCTGTTTTTTGTTGATAGGAGTTACTTTAGGATTCCGGGTATATTGCTGTTGAACTTTTAAGTCCGACAGTCTCCTGATATTCTTGCTGTACCAATCCTTTAAAATAGATTCACAGTATTTAAAGGTGCGTGCGTTATTTCTTAATCCCTCTTTCATAGCTTCAATCACGATCTCTTCTGATGTGTCGTCAATCCACATACCAATGGACTGAGCGATATAAGGACTAGGCATTCCAAAATTTTGTTGATAAAAAGAAAATGCGTTCATCTTCTCTTCTTCTTCTTCTCTTAAATTCTTTACATTCTTGTTTATGGTGTCAGGCTGTCGTTTTGTTCTTGTTTCCTTCGGTTCGGATTCCTTATGCATTTCTTTGTTCTGTTCGTAGTTCTTAGAATCCTGATAAACGTTGTAATTACTAATGGTTACGATTAATCCTCTTGTTGTCTTCGTTGTTTTTATCATTGGTTCTCTCGCGTTTCCTTCATTTGACGTTTCATTTGAACTTCGTAACCAGTCCAATACATTGTATATTTGGGACTTTTTAGGCCTTTCTGTTCGATATCCGACCTTATAGCTGCACTCCTCAATTAGTTCTGGAATTGATACAATTACTTGCCCTCTTTTCAAATTCTTGTATGGCTTGTGTTGTGCTTTCAAAAGAAGATACATCCAAACCTTTAAATAGATTGGTGGCTTCTCCCATATTTCACTCTCTATCATTTTTCTTGATACTAGGATGTATCCACCTGGATTTTTGGGATCACACACAAATATCACCTCTTTTTTTTATGAACTTCTCGATGGCAATCAACGCATAATGTCAATCCATTCGAAACTTCGAATCTGAGTTTTTTATACTTAGCGAATGGTTTAATATGATGAGCATTTAACTCTCCTCCCACCTGATCACAGTGTTGACAAGTGTATTTATCTCTTTCGAATACCTTTCTTCGCCACTTGCTATATTGTGGTGAGTTTCTAATATCCTGATTGGTCTGTTCCCAAGGAGCTCGTTTTCCGACCCAAATAACAACTTTTCCATCTCGTACAGACGCGTGAGCATTACAAACTCCTACACCTGAGCATCCCAAGTATTCTTTTTCTGTAACCAATTGAAGAATGTAAGAGCAATCCATGCAGTAATGAACGTTTTCTCCGGCTACCACATGAGGAAAGCCTTCGTATATTTCATCGCTGCATCTATCACATCCGTAATAACGAACCGGTGTCCAAATATCCCCATTAGGTTCTTTTTCAATGCGCAAAAGTGTCACTTTTCTACCCTCCTATTAAGGAATTCTTTTACGTTGTCCAAACTGAAGCCGTCTTTTCAAGGTTAGTTAAATTATTCATAGAGCAACGCCCCCACCTCAATCGTGTCCGTTAATCTCTTCGTCATCCTGCAATACTCACATTTTTCGCAACGTGTCGGATTTGCTTCTTTATTTTTCACTGCTAATATTCGTTCCATTTTCATTTCGATGTATTCATACTCAAAATCAAAGCGACTAGATTCGAAGTGGATAACAGCCTTATTCGGTGGGTTTTCTTTTGTAACGGCAACAATGTAGGGCGTGTATGTTTGTCCTAAATTCTCCTGCAACACTCGTCTGTACAACGCCATCTGTAGAACATAGTCCCATGCCTCCGCGAATGAAACCCAATCGCTATATTTAACCGACCAGTAACGCTTGTAAAGGTCTGGAGTCGTCTTAATGTCACTAAAAGTGTTGCGATTATGATTGATAGAATCGACTTTAATTTTCCAGTCAGCACCGAATAGATTAGCTGCATAAATTTGTTCTTTTTCCCCTTCCAATGCAAACATGGCTAGTGGATCATTTTTTAGTGTTTCAATCATTCGATCAGCAGTTTCGAAGTCTGCATATTTTCCGCCTCTTGCTTTAAAAATCGCTCCATTATATTCTTCGATAAATTTGTTAAACTCTTCTTCAGCTTCAAAAGCTGTATGAACATATTCTCCAACAAGCAAAGCATTGGAGGAGGGCCTTTTGTAAGACCCGTCCAGCTCCGCTATTGTTTTTGCCTCACATTCTTGGAAGCTCTTAAACTGTGAAACAGACATGTACTCCTTGTTTGCCTCAATCGAATGGTAATTCGCTTTGCTGAGGATCAGCTTGGTTGGTGTCATCTGCCCTCACCTCTTCTTTATCTCCAGTCTTCTTTTCTTCATTGAAGGCGTCAGCAAGCCCACTGCTGCTTTTCTTTTTGGCATCCTTATTAAACCAGTCATCAACCTTACTCATCCCATCCTTAAGAGAGTTGTATATCTTAATCAGTTCTACGTAATCGTATTCCGAGAACGATTCAGCGTTGTAACCAAATCGTTCTTCGACCATCTCCTGCGTAACACGATATTCTCCTTTAAAGATGTTCAAAGCATTTGATATACGATCTTTCAAAGGACCATTAGAATTACCTCTTAGCGTTTCCTCACATTGTTGAATCGCTTTTTCAACGATGTCACCAGGAATGACCGACAGAATACATGAACGCAATCTCCGCGCACCATCATTGGCAACTTTCTCATATATATCACGTGGATCAGTTAGCTTCTTTATACTTCCTTTGGCCTTCATGGAATGTTTCACTGTAAAAACTTTAGTTTGACGTGTATTTGTTTCCAAATCCCAAGCGTAAGCCATGACATCAGATTCACCCTCGCGCTGCTCTAATTCCTTGATACCAGAATCAATATTTCCCCAGTTTTGAGCGACAACTTCAGCTAATCTGATTGATGGACCGGAAATCTTGGCACTGCCTCGTTTATATTGATAAACAGCTGTTTCAGCTAAAGAAATACGTTTACATGAGTCCAAAATTCTTTGTTCTGCTTGAAAAACATTCCTTGGAAATTGACGAGCCATAAAAATAGCTCCTTTTACTTCTTCCATTTCACGACTACTTGTTGATTGTGCTAAAACATTTCCTTGCGGTTGGGACTGTTGATAATTAAACTGCTCGGTCAATTGGCTCATACTCTATTTCCTCCTTCAAATCAATTTCTTGTGATAGATAAACATCGATCAGATCATCGTATAATCGGCTTCCATCTAAAGATGGCTGGTATTTTTCCAAGAAATTAAATAATGGTTTGTTAATAGGATTGACAGGCTCATGAATCATTCCACGACTTGTATCGATGTACATTCCGTCTCCTCCTTGAATCATTTTCCAAAGTGCTATATAATCGAACTAACATTATTTTTTAAAGTGCTGACTCCTGTTGCTGCAGGAGTCTATTTTGTTTCCAATAGTTCAGGATTTTCGTAAATGTTACCGACTACTTCGCATGTTTGGAATCGCATTGGAAGACGGTGCATCCCAACACACCACTCTCCGTATTCGCTATACTCTACGCAGTGCCTCTCTATTTTTGACATGGACTTAAACTCGACAACATCTCCCTCATAAATCTCCTTGCCGTTCTTGTCTTTGAGTCCGGTGTATTGCATTAATTCATATGTGCCTTCTCCTTCATGCTCTGGAAGACTTCCACATCCGTTTTGAAGATTGTAATAGCATGCTTGATTATTTATAAAGGTCATGGAATCATGAATATCTTCACCGCATACATGCATCCTTTTTGTATCCTTATCAAACACACGAAACTTAACTTCTCTCATCTAAAATCCTCCTATTCTGCCGTTGTAAACTTAGCGTCATATTCTTCGTATAAAAACCTTTCAAGATTTTCACTTAAGATTGTTTCACCGTCGATTTCTACAATGTCATCACCTTCCATGATCTCTTCGCCAAAATAGTCGATACCCCAATACTTTTCTTGGTACATATCTGGATAACCGTTTCTGTTAATCTCACCGATCATTGGATGCTCGATGTCAAAGGACATTGTTAAACCCCCTCACCAATACATATTCAAGTTTCTATAGTGGTCATATTGCCCTGATTTTTTAAGTTCATTTATTTTAGCTGCACAAGTGTATTCTGTTTTCCCTAGTGCGAAAGCTAACGTTCGGATATGGTCCACTTCGTAGTATTTGCAAAGATACTCCAGTTCCGAGACAGTAAAGCGTTTCCCATGATTATGATGAAAATCTGGATGGTATTGCATTCGGCCATATTGATCTAGTTTTATTTCTTCCTGCATTTGCAGAGACATAACGATTCACCACCTTTCAATGGAGGTTTTCCTCACTTCTTGTCGAAATAGGACTATAGAAGGAGGTGTAAATATTGGAAAAGACTGATTTACCTTATTCCCAAATTCAAGCTTTCAACGCTTATGGGAGCCAAGAGGAATTGCAAAAGAAAATCAAAACTTTTCAGGATAACGGTTGGGTATTTATAGGGTCTACCCCTATCGTTGGCGCACCATTTTTGAGTGTTGGCTGGCCTAAAGAAAAAGGTGATCCTATTTACCCTGAAGAGTATCCGAAACAAGAATGAAGTAATCTGAGTAGTTTGGTAGTTCAAAGTCTCCTGCTTTGGCATTTGGCTCCCAAACGGGCTGCCAACCTTTTTCGATAAGTCTTTCGGCTTGCTCTCGTTCCTGCACGAACGTTAGTTTGTCGAATGACTTTTCGAGATTGACAGTTAACTGAGGTTGTTCCATTTACTTACCTCCTTTTTATGTATTAATGGATAATGTCCATCATAGCGGCCACAAATGGCATATCTTTAAGGGGGATTTTATGACCGCTATGACGAGCACTAGCCCGTCTTTTGTGTTATAATGTAAGTACCAAATCAAGTGCAGTGAGTAGGTTGCCGCCTAGCTCGCTGCTTTTTTGTTTTTAAGGTAAATCTGATGTCTAATCTCAATCTCTAAAGCTAGAAGCAAATCTCGATTTTCTCTAGCTTCTTTACACCTTTCTCGCACCTCTGCTGCTGTCATTAAACGGCTTGCACAGAATAGAAATTTCATTCTCTTCACCTCATTTCACTAAAATAGGTTTACATCTTCTTCAGATACCCAGTATTCTCCACCTATGACATCTGACACTTTTAAAACTACACCCGACTCATATTCATGGGCATCGATCACTGTAAAGGATCGCATAACAGTGCCTTTCGAACCGATTAAATCTAAACGTTGTTTGTAATCTTTTTCACTCCTCCAAACAATTCTTGGTTCCCAATCTTTAATGTCCAGCTTTTCCTTGCAGCTAGAGCAAAAACAATTATTTTCTATAGCCGCATACCAGACTTCTTCAGTATGATGGAAATCTTTATGACACTCGCCACAGTACTTAACAGGTGTAACCCGCATCTTTACTCACCCCATTTTGAAAATTATGTTGATGTCGCCGATTGTTAGGCCTTCAGCTAATTTTTTGATTTCGTCCTGCTGCTGTTTCTTTGTAGTAAGTCGTTGCAGTTCTTTCAATGAATGGATAGCATTTTCGAGCCATTCGCTCGCTTCTTTATAATTCCCTTCGGATGTAGCTTCTTCACTTCGCTTTATGCAATATTTATAGCAGTCCATTTGATTTTTGAATTGATGCTTGTCCTCTTTCAGAAAAATATTTTCAACCATATAAACCCTCCTAATATTTGAGTTATGTTTTGCAAGACAGTATTTACATCTACACCGCATAGTAATGCGGCCAGCGCCTCAGGAGCTTGCGTTACCTGAAACCACCTGATAACGTCGTCGAGCCTTAAAATCAACTTGTCGTTTTCAACCCTTGATACGTTGCTACGAGAAAGGTATATCTTTTCTGCGAGTTCTTCCTGACTAAGCCCCGCTAACACCCTTATTTTTTTAAAAACAGCCCCAAATTTCATAGATTTACGTTGCTTCAACTTTGCTCACCCCCTCTCAGGTGTGCAGGGTTCGCACATAATGTGCAAAGATAAGTACAGACTTATGTCAATTAATCTATTAAAATTTTTAATAGGAAGAAACAGTTAAACAACTTTTTCTGTCTGATGATCTATCCAGTTCATCAAGGCTGTATAAGGAATGCGAATCTTATTCCCATCCCTGATACAAGGGAATCCATTAACTTCTGATTGCTGACAAAGTTCATATGTTGCTGTACGACCAATTCGTAAAATTTTTGCTGCTTCTGGCACTTTAAGAAATCGTGGTGTTTCTTTATAACCATGGGATTCAAGTAACTTTTTGACATCTTGCAGATGCTTTTCGTTTTCTTCACGGACTATTTGGCGAATCACATCTTCGAAGGACAATTAAATCGCTCCTTTCTGGTGTGAGTAAAAATGATATTGTTTTTCTAAATTTAGGTCTTTAATGAAACACTTATAATGATGAATCAGATCACAAAGCTTTTGATTTTGATCTAATAGTTTCTGATTACTAACTGAAGAATCTTCAAGTAGTTGATGTAATTTGTCGATATGTTGTTTAGTTGTTGTTAACAAGAACCACATAGCGTTAGTTTTTTCGTCTTCAGTCATGTTGTAAATATTGTCAATGAACTCGTTGCATTTTTTGATAATAAATTCGTTGGAACTCATTAGACTTTCACCTCGAATTCATTTATTAACATTTGAGCTATTTTGATTTGCCCTTTTCCAGTGATCAGTGTAGTCAAAGACTCGACATCACCGCTTGATCTGCTTATTAGTGTTACTGTAGTTTCAAACAAACCTTGTTCGATGTATATTTGCTTAGGGTTATTCTTTTCACGTCCTGATTTAATTAGAAAACCTTTATCACGTAACCACTCAAACATTTTATTTCGACCTAACTTGATACCGTGTTCGTCATACATTAGTTTTGCGAACGACCCAACATTAATAGATGCGTTTGAATTAGAGACAACCTTTCCAAATGATGTATATGGCATGTCCAACTTTTGTTGTTCAATAACAGCTGCTTTTTCCTGTTCAGCTTTTAAACGTTGGTTCCGCTCGATTTTCAAGGTTTCTAACAACTTTATTCCGAAGTCTGGATTACTGATGATGTTTTTAATCGTTTCAGGAGTTGCATACGCTCCATGCTTTCTTATTGATGGAAGAACTTCTGATGTAACCCATTTGCGAAATTTTTTTGCTTCTGGTTTACGGCTATCCAAGATGACATCATACAGACCATCTTCGTTAACAAATGTTACTTGTTGGACTCCACCGGCTGTTTCAAGGGGGTGATTCGAAATCACATCCTTATCTAAACGCCGTTTCACTCCAGCAACTTGACCAAGGCCAAGAATCTCGCAAACATCTTTCAAAAGAAAAAGAACATCATTATTTTTTTGGATGACAGTTAATTTTTTGTTATTGAATATTTTTTGAATCTGATTCATCAGCTCACCTCTTTGGGGATTTTTTTGATACTTTTTGTATCAATAGATACCTGAAAAAGTTCTGGAAACAAGACTCTATCCCTAGTGGAATATAATTTTTCGAATTTAAGCATTGTTTCACGACCAGGATTGCGATGTCCTTTTTCTATTTTTCTAATGTATACTTCTGAAACACCTAGCATTTCAGCGACTTGTTTTTGAGTCCAACCTCTAGTATTTCTTTCTTGAACAAGTCGACATCTCATGTTATCACCTCGTTTTCTCGATACGTTTTGTATCTGTTGTATTTTCATTATAAATGATACTAATTGTATCGTCAATAGTTTTTTGAAACTTTTTGTAACATGGGTTTAAAACGATACATAAAGTATCTATACTAGTACTTGTATAACCTTTTGTATCATTAGTTTAGAAAGGAGGAGTTCGAATGTTAGGAAATCGTTTAAAAGCTTTAAGAGGTAAAAGAACTCAAGAAGAAATTGCTAACTCTATTGGAGTTTCTAGGGCTAGATATTCTCACTACGAGAACAACAGAAGAGAACCTGACAATGAAACCCTCCAAAAGATAGCTGATTTTTTTAATGTATCAACAGACTATTTACTTGGTCGTTCCAAAGAAAAAGAATCAGACTGGAATTTAAAGCTTCCAGAGTTAACCGATAAGGATGAGCGTGATATAGCCAAAGATTTAGAAAAGATAATTAGTAATTTAGGAAAAAAAGATGGTTATTCACAATTTGACGGTCAAAGCATTGATGATATGGACGAGGAAGATCGTGAATTGCTCATTGCATCTCTTGAAAACTCTATGCGCTTAGCGAAACGGATCGCTAAACAAAAATTCACCCCTAAAAAATATCGTAAATAGGAGTGCAATTTATGTCTCGAATGAAAGAAATTGTCGCAAAAATTATTGATAAATACGGAACGAACGATCCATTTGAAATTGGAAAGGCCCGCAGCATCGAATTTGTATTTGCAGAGCTAGGCAGTACCTTTGGCTTCTATAGCTCCTACAGACGGATTCAGTTTATTCATATTAATAATAAATTGGAGAAGACCATTCAACGCTTCGTGTGTGCCCATGAATTGGGACACGCCATCTTACACCAAGACATTAATACTCCATTTCTGAAGGCGCATACATTTTTTTCACAAGAAAAAATCGAAGTTGAAGCTAACACCTTTGCAGTTGAATTACTAATGACAGATGATGCGATTTATGAATATAAGGATATGTGCCTCTCGATCAACAAGCTGGCCGAAATATACGGCATCCCTAGGGAGGTCATTCATCTAAAAACCTTTAGTAATAAATTTTTTTAATTATTTGCTAGTTCGATATACACATGTAAAAAGATGTGTTTTTATTTTTAAAATCCAATAGAACTGTTGTTCCCTAATGGGAATTTATTTTTAGCTATAATAGAACATATATTCTTAAATCGAAAGGAGTAATAAAAGATGGCTTATTTCCAAAAGGTTCCCGCAAAGAATAAACAAGGCTATAAGTGGAAGTGTACAGAAGATGCACCACTACATCCTGTAACAGGTAAACGACGGCAAGTGACTAGGAGGGCTGATTCTAAAAAAGAAGCACAACAAAAAGTAATGGCAGCAATAGAGGAAATTAAAAAGAAAGACCGTGGAGAAATTAATACTGATTTGGAAAATATAACAGTAAAAGAACTATTTGAAAAATGGTTTGAATTAATTATGAAGCGAAAGTTAAAAGAGACAACTTTCAAAGAATATTATAACGCTGCAAATTATCGCATTATTCCCGTTTTAGGGAGTATAAGAGTCAAAGACCTTAACACGATTATGCTACAGAAATACATTAACGATCTGATAGATGAAGGTCTATCACCAAGGTATATCGAATATATCAGCACGATTTTTTACGGGGCGCTAGAGACCGCAAGGAAATGGAAAGTTATTCAAACAAATCCATTAATAGATGTAGAAAAACCACGACCACGAAGGATCGAATATATTACATGGACACTTGACGAGATGAATAGATTTTTACATTTGACCAAATTATCAAACCTACGTTTATTTACTATTGTGAGTACCGCAACAAAAACTGGTTTGCGGCGTGGTGAAATCTTATCTTTAAAATGGTCTGATGTAGACTTTGAAAATAAAACTATTTGTGTAGAACGTTCATTAGTATATGATAAAAATGGGTTTCGTTTCACAACTCCTAAAACGTCCTCGTCAAATAGGGTTATAAAAATAGGAGATTCATTGATAAGAGATTTTAAGAGATGGAAAACAAATCAGAACGAAATAAAAATGGTTCTTAGGAAAAGCTATGAAGATCATGATTTAATTTTTTCTACACAAACAGGTAAACCTATATTTCCACGCTCACTTACTCATGATTTTAATAAAGCAATCAAGGTTGCTGGTGTTCCGAAAATAAGATTTCACGATTTAAGACACACGCATGCGACAATTTGTCTGGAAGCTGGTATGTCTTTAAAAGAGGTACAAGATCGGTTAGGTCATAGTAGCATAAAAACGACTGGTGATGTTTACGCTCATGTTACGGATGCGATGAAAGAAAAAACTGTCGATTTGTTTGAAAAATATATTTCAAAATAG